TTTGTACTATTTGAGCTATTAGACCTGTTCTTAGCCTGCCTTAGACTAATCTTGTCTTTAAGCTGGTTATCTTCTCTATGCTTGTCTTTATCAAATGCCAGCTTCTCTCTGTCCAATTTGAGTCTTTCATCAAATTGTCTCATTTTCTCTAGGAGATTTGCTCTAGCTTCTTCACTAAATTCAGGCTCTATGACACCATCTTCTTCACCTTCGCTGCTAGCATTGATTTGGGCAATGAGAATCTTAGTTTCATTATCTCTTTGGTTAAGAGCATCTTCTTGCTGCATCTTAGCTTGCTCCAATTGTGCTTTTTGCTCAATTTCTTGCTGCTGTATTTGAGCTTGCTGCTGCTGAGCTTGAGCTTGTCTCTCTTGGATATTTCTCTCATCCTTTTCAACAAATCTCTGCTTCTCAGCAAGTGAAGATGAACTAAACAGCTTCATAATAGTAGAGAAGGACAATGTTTGATTCTGTAGAGCTGCCTGTGCTAAGGTATCAAGTTTCTGATTAAGCTCTTGCATACCATTGCTGCTGTCTACCACAAGACCATAGTCAGCTTCTGCAAACTCATCTCCATCTATATCCACTATTCTCTGAGAATTATCAGATAATATATAGGAGAATTTCTTACTTCTGCCTCTTAGTGCAATCTTTGCTGTCTCTAAGAGACACTCTAATGCTCTCTTCTTTACATCCTCATGAACTACAAATAGCCACTCGGTAATATGAGAAGATTGTAATGTAGCTCTTTCTACTCCACCTACAGTCTCCCTATTACTTACTTGACCTTCTCTTTGCTTGGTAATGCCAGCAACTTCAGCCATCTCCATCTTGATAAATTCAAGGAGATTGATATACTGCTGTATCTGATTTCCATCAGAAGCTGCAATAACTCCTGTAGAAGCATTATTCAATGCCCCAGCAAGTTTACCTGTAGCAGCACCTATATTACCTTCATTGAAGCTATCTTCAACTGCAAGACCCATTGTCTTTGCATAGTATAGCCACTTTTCTACATCCCATCCTTTAGGTTTCTTAGCAAAGTCAAGTCTAACCAATGACCCCCAGTTCCTAGCTATCAACTTATTCAGTCTATCATGTATAGCATCATACAGATAATTGTATGGCTTCATCATATCTACTAAGCTGAAAGGTCTAGTATCATTAAGGTTATAGATAGAGCCAACTATCCCAAAGTGACACCTTGAAGGATTACTCAGCCTATTATACTGAACTATCCTTGGCCTCATATTGACATAAATGTCAGTACCTATTTTAGTTCCTTCCCATGCCTCGTTGATGTAGAATATCTGCTCTTCCTCTCCAGCATCCTTATCTATAACATAGGTCTCTGGGTAGAAGTTAAATACTTCTTCTCCAGTCTGAGGGTCATAACTTCTTACTTTCTTAATCCTTCTTCTTGATTTCCAATATACCCTAAGTACTCTCAAGTTTCCAGCCATATCATAAGGTAAGAGAGAGTTATTTACTCCATCATAAGCACCCATAGGGTCCCAAAAGAAGCTCTCAGTACTTATCTCATCACCTATCATATGATTATTAACAAAGCCATATCTTTCATCAATGTTGTCCATTGAGTCTACAGCAGACTGTCCTACATGGTCAGGCATCTTTTCTATATATTCCATGTCCTTCTTTGTCAATACATCATAGAAAGTATCAATTACTTGTGCAGGAGACCAATAGTCCTCAAGGACTATCATGTCAGCATCTTCTATTCTATTGCTGTAGCCTCCTTTAAATATTCTTACCTTGAGTGGATTGAGTTTCTTAATGATAGGCTCTCCACCAACTATGTCACATTGGTAGATTTCTTCACCAACTGCCATAGCATCCATGAATCCTTGGTTAAACATAAGAGGGATATTATACTCCTTAATGTAGTGATTAAGGAGGGCATTAGCCCTAATCTCCCTCATATCTTGCCACTCATAGGTATAATAGTCATTTATTCTTTCAAGCTCTTGGTTTGCCTCTTCTTCAGATTGGGCAGTATTTGATACCCATTCCTGTAATCTTTGCAGTAGTTCTTGCTTCTTATTGTTCTCAATCTCTGTAATAGCATTAGGATTGGTTACTACAACCTTAAAGTCAAATACTCTTTTACTTTCCTCACCACTTAACACTCTTAACTTGCTATTGATGATAGGATAGTGCTGTATTCTATCAGGAATAAATCCTGCTTGTAGGTTATCAGGATTAAGTATCATCTCTAGGTCACTCATGTGGAGTTTACCATTGAGTAAGTCATAGTTTATTTTCTTATGGATTACAGATTTTCTGACTAAACTATAATTGAAGAAGGTCTTTGAATCAGCCCAGTCCAAGTGGGCCTTTCTCCATTTCTTATTCTTCTTACTAAATGGAAGCTGCTGTGGGGGCAAATTTATCATTTCATATCCCATATTCTTCAATATATTTATTGTGCAAAGGTAACTAAAATAGTTAATCTGCACAAGACTATAAATGATTTACTAAGCAATACCTCTTATTTTTACTAAATTTACTGCCTGAACCTAGAATCATAGTTTCTCTTGAAGAATGGGTCATTTCCATCATAGCTACTATTAGCTTTTTCTTGCTTCTCTTTGCTAACATCTCCTTGATACCTTATCATTCTATCTTCTCTTAGAAGCATCAACATACCCATAGCAGATATTCTATCAAAGTTGCCTTCAGAGTTATAATTGATAAGCTCTTTAAGTAATGCTCTATTCCTCACAGTAAATAGCCTAGGTACTAGTACTTCTTTCTCCTCCCCATCAATAGTCTGCATAATAGGAACTGGAGATAATAGCCAGCTTCTTAATCTGCTTCTTGCATAGGCATTGATGGCAGGAGAGGCATTAGTACCCTTTGATTTATTACCATAGCCTTCCTTCATCATTTGCTTTTCTTTCAAGAAATCTAATACATCAGTAAGTAGGTATAAACTATTCCTTGTAGAGAAGTGGGAAAATAGACCTTTCTTGTTATACTCATAATTTAGCCTACCATTGTAAAATAAGCACAGCTTTCTACAAATCTCATAATAGTCATCTGCATAGAGAGGTCTTCCAGTGTATTCAGCCACTATCCTATCTGTCCATAAGTCTAATACAAAAATTGAACCCAAAGACATAGTATTTGACTCATCATCATCATAAGGGTCAGCTCCTAATATATATCTATCAATAAATGGTTTGCCTGTATTTTTATCTATTTCAGGCATCTGATAGAGTTCTATAGCCCCCTCAATCTTATTATCCTTATGTGGAAAGTCCCTAATAGGCATGGCAGAGGTAGGTTTGTACTCTACCTGACCTTCTTTGTTAAATACTAAATCTCCAACATAGACATCATCATACTCTGTAGGATTAGCATCTAATTGACCTAATCTTTCTGTAAGGTCAGCTACAGGGAACATATTTATACCTGTTTTGACAATAGCCTCAGCAGGGGTAATAGGGACTTCAGCAATAGTCTTAATGATAGTATTAGGGTCAGTAGAGTTATACTTTACCCTATATCTATTCATAAGAATCTCAATAAGAGCTTTGATTACATCAGATACACCATTCTCATTATAGCATCCTTTTCTGTTCACATATCCAGGGAAAAAGAAAACAAAGTAAGGTTTACCTTGATTAAATTTATCATATACATTAGGTATGGCATACATATTATAACCCTTTGGGTTATACATAATTTCCTGAGCACCAGCAAAATCTGATTCATTATCACCAGCAGTACCTAGCATATAGATTTGACCAAAGACAATATCACCTTCCTGTACTGAAGGCAGAAGTACATTATACAAATCAACCAATCTTGGGAATGTACCAAACTCCTCAATAAGGATTTTGGCAGCTCTCTTACCTCTTAACTTAGATTCATCATCCTTAGATGATACACCAAGTACTGTATTCTGAGTACCCCTTTCAATGTCCAACTCTACATCCTTATACCCCATTATCCATGTCATTTCCTGCAAAGAGTTCTTTAATCTCTTTCTTGGAAACTGGGTATTGGTTGCACAGAAATTAGCCATATCTACAAACTTATTAAGAACACCATCCTTAGTAAGGTACTCCTTCTGATAGGCAGTTACTATACCTTTTACCTTATCATGTGCTTCCTCATTCTCACCTACCACAAAGATATGGTTAAGGATAGAAGCAAGACTATATGACTTACCTTTACCTCTGGAGGCAAGTTCTGCCATGTGTTGCCCACCATCAAAGTTATTATATAGACCTCCATTAGATGCTTGGTCTAGACAATGGAATCTCCAATAGATACCTTCCCAACATTCAGGTAGTGCTTCTACTCTATCAGCTCTCTTGGACTTTCTCTTCTTACCATTTTTATCCTTATATTCTCTAATCTTAGAGAGCATCATAGGAGAATAATTAAGAAACCAGTACATATATCCTGTAACCCATTCCCCATCACTTTCCCTCACATAGCCTTCCCAGATTCTTCTTCTCTCCTCTCTTATCCACTTGCCATATTCACTATTAGGATTGGCATTAGGTCTGAGGTTAGTGAATGTACCATATTTCTCATAATGTAGAGCAGATGGTCTGAAATAGTCCATATTCTCAAGTATGTGGGGATTAGCTAAGTCCACAATGATTCTACCTCTATCATCTCTTGGTCTATCCTTGGCATGTTCTCTTGTAGGACTTATCAATCTCTTGACAAATTCTACATTATTTATAATATCAAACAATTGGTCCTGAACCTCCTGAGGAAGGCTATTAACCAATTCCTCAGTCAGCTCAGTCTGATATTCATTCATTGGTATCTTCTGAAACTCCATTATATTCTCCCTTTATAACTGCTTCATAAAAATCAGAGCCTATCCAATTAAATATAAGATGACATAATTCAGTATTTATATACTGTTGCATAGACTCCTCTTGCCCTTCTAGTACTTTAGCAGAATGGCTAAGTGAAATAACTATATGCCTATTCTTTCCTTTGACAAACCATAGGACAGCCTTATATGTTTTATAGACTTTAAAAGTAGGATGAGGTTCTACTACTCTTTGCAATACTAAATGCCCTTTAGATGGAATACCTCTCTCACTTCTCCTATCTTCAATATGTCTATTAAGTCCTTCTACTATATCTTCAGCTCTCATACGTAATCCATGAAATAAATGTTGGTACCATCCTTCTTTAGTATATCATTGATAATAGGATTATGCTTCTTTGCCCATCTCTTAATGGTAGAGAAGAAATTAAACCTCTTAATATTGTCCCAAAAAGATACTCCTGATAACCAAGGAGTATAGGTATAATCAAATATATGTAGGTCTCTGTCAAGTATGACCTTCCACCCACTCTTTATACAAGCAAAAGAAAGAGCTAGGCATGAAGCACTCTTCAATACCTCTTCTCTGAATAGGTCTTCACTACCTTCTCTTTCAAGTATAATTCTAACTTTATATGCTGAGAATATATTAATTATTTCCCCTATACTCTTAAATGTAAGGTCAAAATCTACCAACCCATGACATACTCTCCATACATTTCCATCTCTTCTTACTCTTACATCAAAGTAGGTTACTCCTATTTCTTTTTGTTGTGCTATACTCTTTACTTGTGTTCTCCATAGGAAAGAGAACCATTCAAATAACTTCTTCCTGGCTGGCAAGAATGTATAGCTATCATGTGTCCCAATCATAATGTCAAATCATCTTCAAAGATTGTCTTTTCTCCAGAACCTCTCATCTTACCTGAACTCTTCATTTCAGAGTTAAGTGCTTTTTCAGCTTCATCTAAATCCTTTACAAGAGGAGGTATTTGCTTTATAAGAGCACCTACTTCCTTCAAGTCCTTAATCTCTAGGTCATCAAACTCTTGAGCCTTTAATCTCTTTCTATATTTATCAACCATAAATCTCGTGTCTTCAAGGAGTAAAGCAGATATAGGCTTGAATGACATATAGAAATCCATAGCCTCTGTGACTATTCTGTCAGGCTGCCATTTAGGGGGTAGTCCTTCTCCCTCTTTAATAGCTTCCATTCTCTCCTTTTCATCTACAAGATATTGGTAATCACTTCTAGGGTCAGCCATAAAATAGATAAAAGCAATTTCTGCCAAAGCTCTATCCTTATTTATTGTTCTATCTCTTGTCCATATTTGTTTGAATGGTTTTAGTACTAAAAGCTCTGGTTCTATCACAACCTTATAACCTTCATATCTAAGCAATTTCATCATAACTTTTTTTACAAAAAAAAAGCAGTAGTGAAAACTACTGCTTCTCTATATATGAAGCCAACTTTAGTATGACTTCTTTACTATCTCCCAGTAAGCCAAGAGCTGAATTACATTTTGAGCATAATATTCCTCTAACTTTACCTGTAATATGGTCATGGTCTATACATAGATTTTCTGTACTTCCACATACTTCACAAGCTTTTGGTAAAGCTTCATACTCTTCTTCAGTTAAATTATAATTATACTTAATCTGTGAGAGTCTAATTTTAGACTTGTTTCTTTCAGCCCATTCTTTAGAGTAGTTTGGATGTTCTCTTCTCCACTTATCTCTATAAGATTTGACTTTTGTTTTATTCTTATCTCTCCACTCTTTGTGGGTACTCTTTAATATATCCTTATTTACATTATTGTAATTCCTACTATAAGCATTTTTACAATTTTTGCACTTAGAATCAGAATACTTGTGAATGTTACCATCCTTATCTTTATAACTTCTGATATAAAAATTATCTATAGGTAAAGTCCTACCACAACAAGAGCAAGTCTTAAACAATGAGCTTTTTGTCTGGCACATATACTTGTGACTGAGTATCTGGAATCTCTTCCCACTCTTCAATAATAAAGTCAATATCCCTATCTTGAAGCAATAGGCACTGCTTTCCATCCATCTCTACCACATCAAAGTTATAAGTAGTAACAGGATTATCTGTCACAACTCCATCTTTCAATGAGCCTGCTTGGTGCTTCCTCACTGCAAATCTTGCAGGATTAACACATACTACATCACCTACTTTAATATCTCTTACAGAACTACCTACTGCAAGTACTTTCTGATATTCTTTAAGGCCTCCTTGCTGTCTGGCAGTATCTATAAGACCACCAATCTTTACATCCTTCTCATACTTATCCATTGTAGTGATAAGTGCAGTGAACATTGGCTTTATCTTTTTAACTTTAAGCATTCTTCTCCCTAATTTGCTTGATTAACTTATATCTCTTTTTCATACCTAACATCCTATCATAAGTGCAATTTAGTTTGCCTAATGAGGGGATGTTAAAATTGGTTCTTAACTTAGCAAAATCCTCTTCATTAAGATTCTCCTTTAATGGTAAGGATTGTATATGGTTTTTTATAAATAACCAATATGCCTTATATGCCTTATCTACCACTTCTTTTGGTAAATTCAACTCTCTAGATACCTTACCTACTATATCAGGATAACTCATTTCAATTCAAAAAGTAACAATAGCTGGAAGTAACCAGTTTCCTCATCAATGTTAGGTATAAATCTAGGATTTATCTTACCATCAACAATAACCTTATTCTTCCTTAGCTTGCCCATAATTACTTGAAAGTGTGGGAGAGTGATATTACACTCTTCCCTTACTTTCTTTTTTGTGTCCTCACTCATGATAACCTTATCAAGGATATTGTCATCCTTAATGACCTTACTGAGCTGGTATCTTTGCTTTACAAAAGCAGTAATTACGTCAATCTCTCTATTTGTTAGATTATGAAAAGGCTGTAGAAATTCAAACCAATATCTAAAGAACTTACCATTTAATGAAGTGGGTATCCTAACTATGTTGTTAGCCTTCTTCATAATAGTACTTACTCCTTATCTTCAACCTCTGACTCCTCTTCTTGCTTTGGAATTGTTATTAAACTTTCAATCTCAGCAATACACTTTTCAAGGAAGTCTTGTTTAAACATATGACCATTCTCTATTACCTTGAACAAGTAATCAAGTCTCTTGAACATGTTAGCCATATTCAGCTCTTGCAACTTTGCAAAGAGCTGCCTGTTTTGTTCACTAAGTTGATGGGCAACATTCTCAAGCTGCTCATAAGACATCTTTTCAGGTCTCTGCACCTGTGGCTTCATTTCCACAACTTTCTTCTTTTGCTCTTCCATTTTTAATATTTGTCTAAGTGGTTATGACCGAATCTATTCCTATAGAGGCTCTCCCATTCCTCTATGGAGCATTCTGCTATGTCAGTAGACCCACAATTATCACAATATTCTGAGTCTTTCATGTCTAGGACATGCCTTACATTCAATGATAAACAATGCTTGCAGTAAAATACTGGCTCATTATTGTAATCATTATGCGGTTTTCCTTTGTCTGTGCTTAAGTTGCTCATATATTCTCTTCTTCTCATCATTTAGACTACCTTTCTTATGCTTAGCATTATTGAAAGGTCTCTTAGGATAAATAACTCCATCAAGGGAGATATGGCCCCTTCTGATTGCTCTTCTCACAGACTTAAACCTGCTTACTGCTTCATGAGTTCTCAGGTGAAGAATATCTCTTTCATAGAAATCTCCCACAATATCTACTCTATTCTTCTTCATGTAATCCTTGAACTCCCCTTCACTCATCAAGGGTCTTTCTACTAACTTCTGCTCTTCCATATCCATAATGTTTACTTGAAATAAACTAGAACAAACTGTCCATTCTCTTTTAAGAGGGATACTATATCTTCTCTTTTTATACCAACCTCATTAGCACCATTAACAATACCTCTAATAGTTGTAGCAGTAAGAGCAGTCATAATTCCTGAAGTCTTAGTCCTAGTCTTTTTTGCTCTTTCAATTTCTTCCATATTACTTGAATTAGTTGCAGGGGAGAGACTCGAACTCTCAACCTCAAGGTTATGAGCCTTGCTAGCTACCATTGCTATCACCCTACGATGTATATTAGAGCAGATAGTGGGAATCGAACCCACATCAAAAGAGTGGAAGTCTCTTATATTAACCTTTATACGATACCTGCATTATAGAGCCTCTTGTAGGAATTGAACCCACATCTTCTGAGTACAAAACAGAAATAATAAACCTTTATACTAAAGAGGCATTGTAGCTTCAGTGGGACTTGAACCCACACTTCCATTACTGGAAAACAGAGTTTAAGTCTGTCGGGTCTACCTATTCCCCCATGAAGCCTTCGTTTTAATAAGGTCTTACATCACACAGACCAAACAAGTACCTATACTTGTTGATATTCTGTATAAATGTCTCACATTCTGAAGTGATGCCTTTATATATAATCTCTTGAGGAATCTTGTCATAAAAAGATAATGTACCTACTTTAACTTCTTCAATGAAGTCTATAGCATTTAGTGTATTACTTGCAGTACCTTTAATAACATTAGGTTGCATCTGTCCAAGTATTCCCATATAACCCTCTGCAAGCCCATCCTGATAATCTGATAGTATAACAAGAAACTCATCAAGATACACATGAATATTCTTCTTAGGTGCTGCCCAATGGAGGTTTTTACACTTAGTTTTCCACCCCTCAAGTTGATTGAGGAAACTTATGAAGAATTGACTTCCTGTAGGAGAATTATTCTCTCTTTCCTCTTCCATTGGTGTAAACAAGCTATCTTCAAACATACCTTTTCTTTTGTTTTGATGTTGCAAAGTTAAGTAAAATATTTGTAACTACCAAACATTTTCTTAACTATTTTCCAATTATTTTCTAGTACCCCCTAAGAGACTCGAACTCTTACACATTGCTGCGTATGCTCCTAAGGCATATGTGTCTACCATTCCACCAAGAGGGCAATTTGTGGAGCCTTTAAGAATTGAACTTAAGCCTAGGGTTTTTCAGACCCTCGTGCAACAACCACCTACACCAAGACTCCATTATTATGTAAAGTGGGAGTAAAAGGAATCGAACCTATTGTGTTTCTATGTGCCAGATTTACAGTCTGGTGCCCATCCACCATCTGAGCAGTACTCCCATAAATTATTTCCCAAGTTAGTAAAGGTAGTTACCTAGGAGGTAACATACCTGAGGGCAAGTAAGTTATATTTGAAAAAGCCTGACTTACCCTTCTTTTAAGAAATGAAATAACCTTTTTCATATCACTTAATTTAAGGGATTAATAATTAGTTTCCCCACTAGGAGTTGAACCTAGCTCTCATGATTAAAAGTCAAGAGCATCCGCCATCAATGCTTTGGGGAAATGAAGCAGGGTCTTTTATAGAGGTCCTTCTGCTTTAGCTAGTTAGCTATTCTAGCTAAATCTCCCTGCATACCTCTTATTGTCACTACATCCTATATAGGAATTGTAAAAGGAAATAATATCCTATAGTAAGTGCTTGGCCAATAATGCCACCTATCATGGTGGCTAACCAATCAAGCCAATCCCATTTACCACCATAAGCCTTGTCCTTAAACTCCATGCCAGAAGCAACACCAAGTACACAAAGTATTGTAAATAAAAATCCTATAGGAATAGCATATAAAAGATGCTTTGTCCTATTACTCTCCTTCAACTATTTTGGGAGGATTTTGTTTAATAGTATTACTATCTTTTCTTTCATATTTCTCAGACCATGCTTTTGTTATGCCAGCGGATGTAAATACAGCAGCAACAGCACCTATATATGCAGCTAGACCATTTAAGTCTGTTGCTATAGTATGGTTATATATCACCTCTACTATAAGTAGTACTGCTGGTACTAATAGCAGTACCAAACCTATTACTGTAACTGCTACAAGGAAGAAGTTCTTTGAACTAACTCCTGTATTATTCTTTATAAGTTTATCTATGTAACACATAACTTAAGACTTGGAGGTGGGATTTGAACCCACGAATCATCAGATTTGCAGTCTGTGCCCTTAAACCACTCGGGTACTCCAAGGTAGTACTGGCAGAGGGACTTGAACCCCCATGTGACCAATTACCCTTTCTAGACTGTATAAGAGTCAGGGGATATACCAGTATGTAGGGATAATAGGACTTGAACCTATAACTCCTTCCGTATCAGAGAAGTGCTCTAACCATTGAACTATATCCCTATATTGCTGATGGGATAGGATTTGAACCCATATCAGCTGGTTTTGGAGACCAGTATTTTACCATTAAACTACCCATCAATTTCTGCGGGGGTAGAGAGAATCAAACTCTCATCTCTTGATTAACAGTCAAGTGCATAGACCTTCCAGCTACACCCCCTAATTGTTGCTCCTATAGGACTTGAACCTATGACCTTTTCCTTGTAAGGGAACTATTCTTAACCACTGAACTAAGGAGCAATGAAGCAGTTTCTTTAACCTCTAACTGCTTAAAAAAGAGGGTTCAAGCAAAAGCTCAACATTATGAAAACATGAAACATGTGTGGAGAATGAGGGACTTGAACCCTAAACTTGACTTTGCAAAAGTCATGTGTTAGCCAATTACACCACAAACCCCATTAGTAGGGAAAAGGAGACTCGAACTCCTGATTTCTTGCTCCCAAAGCAAGCTCCTTGACCACTAGGATATTTCCCTATAAGCGGAGAGCAATGTACTCGAAACATATACAATTACTTGTACACTTTGCTTAGCAGGCAAGCCCTATAACCTCATAGGTTTACTCTCCAATAGTGGAAGTGTGAGATGTCGATTCCCATACCTTTTATGGTACCCATAGTTTTCAAGACTAGTCTAGAGGCCGCTCTAGTTACACTTCCAATTTGCCTACCCTACCGCTGTAGGAATAGGACTTTTAAGTTGGGTCGCAGACTATGAGGGAATTGAACCCTGACCTTCACATTGACAGTGTGATATGCAAACCATTACACTACATAGTCTATATAGTAGAGCCACTGGGAATTGAACCCAGATTTCTGCCTTGAAAGAGCAGTTACCTAACCTTTTAGTAGATGACTCCATTTAGTAGGGAAGTAAGGACTTGAACCTTATCCTTAGCCTTGAGAGGGCTATGACCTAACCTATAGTCTACATCCCCATTTCTTAGTACCCCCTGAGGGAATTGAACCCCCATTAAAGGCTTAGAAGACCCTTGCATTATCCATTATACTAAGGGGGCATTGTTGTTCTCATAGGACTCGAACCTATAAACTCAGCTCCAAAAACTGATGTGTTACCATTACACCAGAGAACAATAAAAAGAGTACCATCTTAAAACAACTGGTTAAGATGATACTCAAACAAAGATGAATATTCACCTAAAACCACCTCTCAATTGCAGTGCAAAGGTAAGCATAATTTTTGAAACTACCAAATATTTTCTAAAATATTTTCAAGCAAAACACTGCATTTGTCTATAAGAGTAAAAGAAATTTGCTAGGTTTTAGGTTCTCTAAAGTAAATACTAACTCTTCTCTGCTAATTTATTAGCCCAGAGTTCAGTATAAAACTTATAGTAATTCCAACTGAATCCCATCATACCACAAATGCTATACACTATAAGATGTAACAAAGATGGGATGCCTATAACTACTAAATATAAAGGACCTAGAATCCTAGATTGTTTACTATGTCCATGACTATGCTTAACAGCTGTATCTGTGGACATAGTATTCACAAAGATATAGCTACCTAAAGACATAGTTGGTAGCACATAATTATATATCATAGTATTACCTCCTACTATACCTTCTCTATATGCTGCCTTACATAATATACCTTCTATACAAATAGCAAGTAGATTCTGTGGGAATTGCCATAACCACATCAATGAATCCTTAATATAACTACTAATCTTCTTCATTATTAAATATAATTTATCCCTAGAGCTGGGTTTAACAGCCTTCAAGACAGCTATTTTAGCTTTCCTATCAATTACTTACTTCAGTAGACCCGGGCTTTTAATCCTCTAAAGTCTGATTCCCTGTGCCTTTTCTCAGTGTGATGTGCTCAGACAATCTACCTTATAAAGTAATCATTTGTGTAGTATTGGGGACACCTCTCTATTATTTATAGATACTACCCGACTTCTGCCCCATTACTTTTTATCCTCATGGGGGATAACCTAATCACACTTAGGTTCTACGGTGCAAAGATAAGAAAAAAAAATGACATGGCCAAATTTTAGTCATGCCATTTTATAACTAGGGGCAGCAAGATAGAGTACAGCAACACAAAAGCTAGCCCATAATATAAAAAATGTTTTTACAATTTCGTCCTAGAAACTTTCACACTGATTAAGTGATTCTTTAATTCCTCGTCACTTAATGTATTTAACCAGTTCACATTGTCAAAAGTGAATAGGGGGTTCTTCTTAAAAAGTACATGTAAGTATTTTACCTCTTTGTCTCTAGTAGAATCCTCTGGAGGATTCTCTCCATTTCCACTAATACGCCAAATTCTTAAGGCACTATCCTCTAAGGGGTATTTAAATCTCATTGGCTTAACCCCTACTCCAAAAGGAGTTACACAATACCCATTTCTAATCTGAATTAACTGCCTTTCTCTATTTGAATCCAGTACATTCTCCAGTTCATAGTAGCCGTCTTTAACTGCTTCAATAGCTACATTAAGTGTATCCTTAGAAATATAAGGAGTCAAGATGTAGCAACAATTAGCGCCTAATTGAGATGAATCAATTAGCTGCTCATCAAGATAACCGCCTGAACCTGAAAGAGTCCTTATTATAGTTCCGTGCTTATCTCTAATGTCTATGGTGTAATCAGAGGGATTACAACTCTTATATTGAAGGATATTTCTCTTGCCAAGAGTTAAATCAATCTCTTCAACCCTGTGTGGTGCCATATATCTTATATGCTGTTTTACCTTTACCACAGTATCAACTATCTCAGGTCTTTTCTCCTTCTCCTCTTCTAGACCTCCTATATTGACCAATTTTCCATCTATATTCTCTAATAGAGCTACTCTATTATCTTGTAACTCCTTGACCAATATCTCATCTTGGTTTGTAAGATTGGCATCTCCTTCAACCAATCTCTTCCCCTTTATGTTGAATATTCTCCTTTTCATGCTGCAAAGATACTATTATAGTTTTAACTATGCAAGTACAAAGAAAAAATTACTTATACTATGGATAGTAAATTTCTAATTTTTTTTTTGAAAAATTTTTGATATTTGTAGGAGTGGTTGATATTTGTAGGAGTGGTTGATAACCACCACTCCCTCCCTCCCCATGCCTTGAGGTTGGGATAGTCCCCCTCATAACAATTAAATACTAGCATTATGACAACTAAGGTAGCAACTAAGGTAGCAACTAAGAATGAGAGCCAGTTTGGTGAAAGAATGAGTGTGGAAGAATTCTTGTCTAAGACAGGCAGTAATAACCTTGATGTATATCCACGAGCTGACAAACCAGGATACTACTACTTTGCCACAGAAAAGACCTTAGGCTATGTGCCACAGGAACTTGGCAAGAAGATTGAAGATGGTGAGGAGACTGGCAGACTCTTCATCACAGAAGTAACAACAGAAGGCTATGATGAGCCTATGTTTATGCTCTGTGAAAGCAAGAGAGAGTCTCTGCTCCACTTCTCACTAGACTAGCAAGATGCCCCTTCGGGGGCATCTTTTATTAGACACAGAGTTTAAGTAAATGTCCTTTTCTACTTATTATCTAGTAGAGGTAAACAGTAATACATATTCTACTTATTATCTAGTAGAGGTAAACAGTAATACATATAATAATATGAGAGAAGAATTAGACATGCTCTTTCTATTAGAGCATTTCAGTCTTGAAGATTTAGTAAAAGGCTGAAAAAGAGCACATTAACTATGGGTATAAGAATACTAACAACATTGCTGAGTCCTATTATGATGTAGAAGAGTACATAGATGATGAGTGTATAAAAACATAGCTATTTGTACTGATAGCTAAAAGAGTACAACTATTGTAACAACAATATTTTACTCAACAATTCTTGTATCAATAGATGTTAAAATAAACATATTCCCTATGAACAAATTCAAACTCATATTAAAAGGAGTGTTGTTATGGACAACAGCCTTTGCAGTTACACTATTTATATCAGGGATAGATGGAATACCATTCTCTTATATAATAGTATCTCTTATAGTTATTCCAATACTCTGTTATACCTGTTATAAGGTAATATCAGAAGATGAGTTGGAAATACTAACACTCTACAAATACTTTGTTAAAACATTAATTAAAGAAGAATAGTATGACAGAGGTTGGAATTAAGCCATATTAAATAAAAGTGTTGTGAGGTTGTAACTCACATAGGGTTCAAATATAAACAAACAATCAAATGGGCAAATCAGCATTTTACAATGGCATACTTTATCAGATAGAGTATCAACCACAACTATCAAACAGTGATTACACACAACACAAAGTGTATCATATCAAGACAGAGGAAGAGAGCTATAGCAAATCAAGAAAAGCTATTGCATCTATCATGGAGGATGAGTTAGGATATGAGCAAGGATATTTATGGTCTGCGGGTTTATATTATATAAAGAATACACAGCAACCATCTATAATTAATGGTCTTCATCCATACTATAAATTCACCTACGATGAGGACTTAGATGTATTTGTATTTACACTTGTTATACCTTATGATGGCTAAATATGACTACAAATAGACAGAAAGCTGCTGTTCACTTTTGTGAACAGTGGCTTGATATTACCTTTAATGGTGATATTGAGAATAGATATGAAGTTTCAGCATTCTTAAGTGAATACTTACAGGAAGCTAAAGACCTATATAATGAGTTAAGATGTGAATATGAAGCATACCTTTGGGATTTAGAAGATTAAAATCATGAGAAAAAGATTCAACACTGAAAGAATATTAACCACTAATCACAATAATAAAGAAGTAATTACTCTGTCATCTAAAGTAAAAATAACCGAGACATATTATACATATGTATTTGGCAAAAAAGTACAAATAAAGAAAACAGAGTTATCTCATTATGAAGGGTTTAATATTTATACTGAATAGTAATAAAATAACTAACAATCAGTATTTATACTGAATATAGCTCCTATAGTTCAATGGATAGAATAACTCTCTCCTAAAGAGTAGATACAGGTTCAATTCCTGTTGGGAGTACAATAATAACAAGGTATTTACTCATATAAGGTAAATTGATTGTGTTTATTAGGTAATGTGTTAGAATTTTAATCGGTGACTTATTGTCACTACAGCATGATGGTCTGTGAAGATAGTCATGCTTAATGTCTCCATAGTTCAAGGGATAGAACAATAGTCTTCTAAACTATATATCTGAGTTCAAGTCTCAGTGGAGATACTATGAGTCTACTGTCTTCTTTCATAATGACTCCCTAAATATTATAGAAAGGATGCTAATAGGTAAGCTATTACCTCTTTCGGTGCAAGACTCTAATGAGGGGATATAAAGAAAGAGTTACGTGACTTTTATTGTGCTTTTCAAGAGGAAATAGACATGACTTTGTTAGGACATTCTTTCAACATGAAATGAATCCATTTTTATTAAGGGCCTATAGCTCAAGTGGTCAGAGCAGCACACTCATAATGTGAAGGTTTAGGGTTCAAATCCCTATTGGCCCACGCTGGTTTACAATATCTAATAAGTTTCCCGAAGCACATTAGAACAACTCTACAGAGCTAATGTGAGTCTTCAAAATTAACTTGGTGAAATGATATATCCTAGAGGCTTCTCACTGATGCTAAAGTGATTTTAAAATATTTTTAAAGAGGCAGAAAAGATAAATAGAAATATAAAGCAAATTAAGGATGAATTAAATTTTTTAAAACGATGTGATTATTGTTGTATAAAATTATATGATGATATTAGCAATCACATACAGGCTAAGGAGCTTAATTCCATACCTGCATCTATTATTTATAAATTTGCTTTTGAATATTTTACTAAAGAGTTGACTAGATTAGAAGAACAACTTAAATGTATATAATAAGCAAATAAAAGTATGACAACAAAGAAAAGATGGACCGAGGAAGAAGATAGACTTCTAGCCCAAGCTATTACAGCTAATCCTGCAAACATTAAAGAAGCTTTAATGCAAGTAAGTAAGACTCTTGATAGGACATTTTATGCTTGTCATTTCAGATGGTATCGTGTATTATCTATTACACAAAATTCAACAAAGGCTAGCACTTTATTTATGACAGTGGGAAGTAAAACTGTACATAAAAATAGAAAGAATAGCAGCAGTAATTCTACAATAAAACCAATTAAAAGTAATTTATGGAACACAATAAAGAAATTCTTAAAAATAAAATGAAACCATCTATTAAATATTAAAGACAATATGAAATTCGTTATTACAGATGCTAGTCAATATGCTTCTGGGAAGAAAGACCTTTCTCCTGAATATATTGATAAATTAAAAGATAAATACAAGTTAGAAACAATTAAAACAAAAACTATTTTTAATAACATAGAAGAATTGACTATAGTAACTATTAATAATATATATTCATTAGTAAAGTTACAAAATCTTATAGGAAAATTTGTTATAGGTTTAGATTTGTATCTACCAGAAGAAATTGAAAACAAAATAGATTCAACTATAGTTATTTATGATAGTTATATAGAATAAACAATATGGAAGCAAAAGAATTGAAAATACAAATACCAATAGGTAAAACAGCTAATTAAGAAAATATAATTATGAACAGACAACAAGCACTGAGCCTTCTGCCTATTATAGAAGCATATGCAGCAGGTAAAAGAATACAAGTAAAATCTTCTACTAATAATTTATGGTATGATGATTCTGGTGAATTAAGTTTTAATTCAGACCCTCAAAACTATCGTATAAAGCCAGAATCAAAGTATCGTCCATTTATAGATAATAAAGAGTGTTGGAATGAAATGCTTAAACATCAACCATTTGGATGGGTTAAAACTATGAATGCAGAAAATGATTATTATATTATTGATGGGGCACTTTATTCAGAGAATTTAGATTGTTCTGTTGTAACTATGGCAGGTGAAAGTTATGATTACAAGGAAATGCTAGACATCTATTTATTTGCTGATGGTACACCATTTGGTATAAAAATATAATTAATATGGAAAAAGCAAAAGAGTGGTATAATAGTAATAATGAATCACTCAAAGAGATTGCACTCCAAGCCTTCAGCAGGGATGAGATAATGTTAGACTTTGAGAATATCACATCCTTCAAGGAGGCTTGCATTGCTTCTGGTCTTAATTGTATTGATATTTCTATTATAATTGGAAATATAGCTAGATTTAGTAGAGCTTCTGCTGCCCAAATATGGTGACATGGTAGACTTTGAAATTATTTAGTACAACATTATTAACAAAAAAACAAAATGGAAAAGAAAAATGAAAGTATCCTTGATAGAAAACTCAAGGATTGTGACTTTGAGAATGTTGCAGTAGCCATCGAAGATGGTAAGGAGTCTAAGTCATTGAAATATGCTGAACTTGTAGAGAACTTAGTGTCTCAACTTAAAGGGAAGGATGTTCATGCTGTTGTTGAAATTATTTCAACAATTGGAATCTTATTAGATGTTAAGGAAGTGGCAGCTATGATGGAGTGCTTTAAGGTACTCATGCTCAAGAAAATGACAAAAGAATTGCTCAGTACTACACAAGATGTAGTAGCTGCTCTTATGCTCAAAGCACTCATGGAGAAAAAAGATTAACTCTTTTACATATAATGAATGAAATCAAAGTAAGTGTAAGCATTGTACTTCGAGGAAGTATTCTGCTTACCCAAGAGGAGGCTGAAACTCTTGAGAAAGAACAGCCAAAGAGTGGTTTTGAGAAGCATACTCAAGTAGCAGAAAACCCAAATGGGAAAAACAAGCAGGTTATACACTATCAGACTAGAAAGTGTAGAACTGCCTGCCAATCTGTGAAGATATGCAAGGAAGCATATTTTCACATGATTGACAAGTCTGCTTGCCCTGAATGGGAAAAGATGAATAAGTGGACTTCCAAGAGCAATAAGGAGAGACTTGAATCTCACTTGCAGAAGCTTACTGAGCATCTTGGAGGAATTTCATTTACCTATAAGGTGTTTGAAGACTAAGAAACCACAGAGGAGGATGAAGCATAGCCTTTGTCCTCCTTTCTTTTTGCAACCTATTTAATTAGTAACTAAAATGCTTAGATATGTGTGGTATGATAGTATTAGGAATAATTATATTCTTCCTAATTATAAAGATACTACTTAGGTATAAACCAAGGTTTGACTTAGTAATATCTGGTAATGGATTTATATTATTATTGTGGTATAATAAATATGATGATAACAATATAAAGAAAAGAGTTTACATAAAACTATTTTGACTATGCTGGAATTTGAATTAAAGAGAAGCAAGAAAGGTAAGAGGTCAAGATGGTCTAAGAAATATCCAAGGAAGAGAATATCCCATAGAGGGGATGAGAAATATGCTCATTGGTTTCCTTATAATTGGGCAGATGATAAATATACCTATCTTCGTGGTGATATTGAAAAGTTTCTTATGGCAAATTTGTTCAGACCTGTAGATAAGGTATTCTCTGAGTTCTTGCAAAGATGCAGAAAAGGGACTGAGATATATAATCTTAGGGAGAAGTTCTACAATATGTTCAAGAACAAAGAGGATATAAAATATGGAGGTGGATTTTATCTAAGTAATGGTATAATCAGCTTCAAGAAAGGAAAACCTCGCCATTTGTACAGAATGGGAGACTAAAGTCTCACTGACTAAAAATCAACATAAGTTTAACAAAAAAAAAAGCATGAAAACAATTTTAGTAGTTTATACTAATACTGCTCTAACAGCGAAGCAGATTAGTGACAGAAAGATGCAGAAGTATGTCTTTAGGACTGAAGAGGACTTCAAAGAGGGAGACTTGATTGAGTCAAAGGCATATTCAAGCAAGATGCAGGTAGTTGATGTCATTGATAGTGACTACAAATATTATAACTCTTCCACTGGTGAGCTGAGGAATGACATCAACTCAACTAGATGCTATCCTATCAAGAAGATAGTACTTAGGGAGGACGATGAACTCACTGTGTATGCTGCAAAATGCAATGCAGAATAAAGTTATTTATGAATTATTACTAAAAGTATATGGAGCAAAAAGCATTTAACATAATTATCTCTATTGCAGTGCTGGCAATGGGATTTATCCTTTGCATGGACCATGGGAAGGAGAAAGAGGAAAAGCCTCCTGAAGTGAAAGTAGACTCTTTTGAGTATAGGCGAGACTTTCATAGTAAATCTCCAGAAGATGGATTGATGGAAGCATTAATATACTATGAAGTGCAACATCCTCAAATAGTATATGCGCAAGCTCTTATTGAGACTGGTAACTTCAAGTCCAATTTATGTCTGAATAATAATAATCTGTTTGGACTTTATAATAGTAGTAGGGGCAGATATCATAGATTTGACCATTGGACAGAGTCTGTGATAGCCTATAAGGTTTTCATCCAACGCAGATATAAACCCCCAGAAAACTACTATAAGTTCCTGCAAAGAATAGGATATGCAGGAGACCCTAACTACATTAGTAAACTAAAGAAAGTTGTAAACAAGAATGACACGAGAAGAAGTGAATAACTTGGCTTTATCTGAAATAGATAAAACTAAGTATCTGATACTGGAGCTTATCACTGGGTATGGCAAGACCAAAGTAGCAATAGACCTCATTAATCATATATGTGATAGGGTATTCAGGAATGATGAAAGTCCTACTACTATACTTATTCTTGTAGCTAAGACTGTGCATAAGCAGACTTGGAAAGATGAGATTGAGGAATGGGGAGGCATCAAGTCTGACTATATTACCATTGAATGTTATGAGTCACTAAAGAACTATGAGAACTCATACTTTGATGTAGTAGTGGCAGATGAGATGCAGCATTTGTCAGAAGCAAGAATTGATGTATTGGAGACTATTCATATCAGTGAGTCTTTCATTGGATTGTCTGCCACCATTAAGAGAGACATGAGGGATTATTTTATCTACAACCACAAGGCTGAGGTTATTAAGTGTGACCTCAAGGAAGCTGTAGAGGATAAAGTATTGTCTGAGCCTACAGTATATCTGCTGCCTTTGACTTTGGACACTACTAATTATACTTACAAGGCTAAGAAGTTTGGTCGTGATATAATCACTACTCAGAAAGGTTATTATGATAGTGTCTCTTCACTTATAAAGTGGTACAAGAATAAGTACTCTGACTCAAGAAATGAGAGGATAAAGAACTTATGGCTTTCAACAGCAGGCAAAAGGCTGAAGTGGTGTGCTGAACAGAAAGAAGCTCTAGTATTATCTCTTCTTGACAAGTTCAAGAATTACAAGACTTTGACTTTCTGTAGTGGTATTGAGCAGTCAGAGAGGTTAGGTAAATACAATATCACCTCGAAGAATAAGGCTTCTGTAAAGAACCTTGAAATGTTTAATTCTAATAAGATTAAGCATATAACTGCTTGTAACATTCTCAATGAGGGTGTAAATCTGACTAATTGTAGGATAGGCATATTCTGCAACCTGAATAGTTCAGAGATTGTAGTCAAGCAAAGAGTAGGACGTATTCTTCGTCATAAATCCCCTATTATCATTATTCCCTACTTCAAGGATACTAGGGAGGAAGAGTTAGTAGAGAAGATGATTGAAGAGTATAATCCTGAGCTTATTCATGTAGTAGAGAATGTAAATGATATAAAGATATAGAAATTATGACGAAACTAACTGACGTGGCATGCAAAAAGCATGGTTTGCTACTTAGTGAGGGCATAGCTTTACTTGCTATTAGCACTACCACTGAGGATACTTATAAGTCATTGGTGGATAGAGGGCTAATTACTAAAGCTAATGGCACTATGCAATCTTTGAATAGGAAGTATAGTGCTACTGAAAAAGGTATAACCTTGGCTGATGAGCTAATTGCTGATAGTGAAGAGAGTATAGCTACCAAGGAAGATGGCATCAAGGAACTCGCTGACAAACTTAGAAGTATATATCCTGGGGGTAAGATGGCTGGTACATCCTACTACTACAGATGTAATAGAGCTGATATAGTCAGAAAGCTCAAATCTTTCTTTAGGAGATATGGAGAATATACTCCTGAGCAGATTATAGAAGCCACTCAAAGGTATGTGGACTCTTTTAATGGCAATTATACTTATCTCCGCCTCTTGAAGTACTTTATTTGGAAGGATGAGAATAAAGACGGAGAAGTATTGTCAATATCACAATTGGCAGATTGGATTGAAAATAAAAATGAGGCAAATGCTACTAATCCAGATTGGGTAACACAATTAAAATAATATGAATTTAAGAGAAAGAGTTATTGCCAATCTTGAAGAAAGAAGGCAACGAATCCTAGATGGGCAGCTTAATTGTATCCCATCTCCTTTCAAGAGATTCAGTGAAGATTTCATTGGTATTGAGCAAAGTTGCTATTATACCATAACTTCTTTCACCAAAGGAGGTAAATCTCAATTCACTTCCTACACTTTTATCTACAAGCCTCTCATGTTCTGCTATTTTACTAAGGCAGATATTGACATCAAGATATTGTATTTTCCTTTAGAGGAGACTCCTGAGAGGATTATGCAGAGATTTATATCTTGGTTACTATTTGACTTCAGTGAGGGCAAGATAAGAGTTAGCCCAAGAGAGTTAAGGAGTACTGTCTCTCCAGTATCTGAGGAAGTCTTGAATATAATCAACAGCGAGGAAATCCAAGACATACTTAAGTATTTTGAGGAGCATGTAATCTTCCCTGAAGAAGCTGCAAATCCTACAGGAATATATAAGTACTGTAAGAATTATGCAGAGGAGCATGGCACAGTATATACTAAGACTGGTCAATATAAGGATGAGTTTGGCATAGTGCAGAACAGGCAAGTGTTTGATAGGTATGAGCAAGATAATCCTAATGAATACAGACTGGTCATTATAGATACCATCAATCTCATAGATACTGAAAGAGGAATGACTCTCAAGCAATCTATGGATAAGCTGAGTGAGTATTGCGCCAAGTATCTCAGAAACAGGTATAACTATTCTCCTATCATTATTCAACAACAAGCATTTGACCAAGAGGGCAATGAGGCTTTCAAGATTGGCAGGGTAAGACCTTCTGTTGCTGGATTAGGAGATAGTAAGTACACTTCAAGAGATAGTAATGTGGTTCTTGGATTGTTCTCACCATTTAGATTTGCATTGAAAGAGTATGAGGGATATGATATATCCAAGTTTAAGGATAATATTAGATTCCTTGAAATGATTGTGAATAGAGATGGTGAGATGGGAGGACTATGCCCATTATTCTTTGATGGTGCAGTATGCCAATTTGAAGAACTCCCAAGGCCAGACAACAGTGGTGAAATATCTAAAGTATATGACTATCTAAAACACATAAGAGGTGTAGCAGCTAAGTCATTTTGTAGTTATGGAATGAAGAAAAGGAAAAAGAGCTTGCATAATACTGGATTATTTAGTAAATTCGCAGCCCTTTTCAAGTAAAAGTAACATTATAAAACAAAAACAATGGCAAAAATTCTAGTTTTAGCAAAATCAGGCTTCGGAAAAACTACCTCCTATTGTGGTAGGGAAAAGTTGGGAATTAAGGGCCTTGACCCAAAGGAAACCTATATCATTCAGTGCATTGGTAGAGGTGTTCCTAATCCCAATTTCAAATTGATTGAGGGTAGCATTGGAGTGGATAATATAGGAAAGCCTACTCAGAAGCTCACAAATGCAAATGCCCTTGCTACAGGTAATAGAGTTCAAGTAGATGGGCTTACAGGGCTTGATAGATTTGCAGCAGTAGCTGAAATTCTGAACATCTTGAAGAAAGCTCCCTACAAGAATATCATCATTGATGATTTCAATTACCTTGCCCAAGACTTTTATATGGCAAATGCCATGAAAGGTGGATGGGATACCCCTAAGCAGATTGGCTATGGAATGGGCTTAGTATTTGATGCTTTCAAGGGATTTCCTGAGGATAAGAATATTATCTGCTGTGCCCATTATGAGGAGTATAAGGATAAGAATGGAGACTCCATTTCCTATAAGTTCAAGACCACTGGAAAGATGGTTGATGACTATATCACTCCTGAGGGTAAGTTTGATATTATCCTCTTTGGAAAGGTAGGATATGACCTTGAAAACAAGAAGCCTATCAAGCATTTTGTGAAAGAATTTGATGGTGAATATCCTGCTAAAGATAGTCTTGGCGCATTGGATGACCTTCCTGATGAGATTCCTAATGACTTATCTATAGTAGTAGACAAGTTAAGGGAAATCTATGGATAGGAATGAGACTATAGAATTATCAAGGTTGGTTGCCTTTGATGAAGTGCCTATGCCTAAGGCACTTAAAGCAATCACAGACTATTGTCTTGAAAAGGGTAAATCAGATATTGGTATCTCAGTACTGAAAGAGTACTTTGCAAGAGATGTTGTTATGCTATGGTCCTGCCTAAATCAAGCCTTAGAATACTTTGAAAGAAAGTTTGTGATATGCAAGCTATGGAGTGCTCCCATAAATAATGCGGGGCAAAGAAAGTTATTACAAATCTTTTAATATAAGAAAATATGGTTGAAGAATGGAAGAATATAAAAGGATACGAAGGAATATACAAAATATCTAATTTAGGTAAGATTGTGAGAATTAAAGGCTCTCAAGAGCACCTAATGAAGATATGGAACAATGGTAGATATATGGAAGTTAGACTTAGTAAGGGTGGTAAATCTACTCATTTTACTTTGCATAGGCTCCTTGCTGTGCATTTTATTCCTAATCCTAATAATCTTCCATTTGTAAATCATATAGACGAGAATAAATTAAACAATAGTATAAACAATCTTGAATGGTGTACTCAAGCTTATAATACCAACTATGGTGAAGGAATAAAGAGGAGAGTACAAAGCAGATTACTTAGTGGTGAAGGTAGACACCCTATAATAGTTTTAGATGAACTGTCAGGTATAGAAACTACTTATCCAACAATTAGGAACTGCATAAAATCTCTTCACATAACTGCAAGAACCATATACAAGTATATAGGCACAGGCATATCATACAAGAATAAAAAGTTCAATTATTATGAGTAAGACATTGACAGTAAGGCAGTTTGCAGGTGTAAAAAGAATTGCACAGAATGTTAATCCTTTGGTAGTAAAGAAGAATAAGATTGCTGCCAAGATTGATGAACTCAATGCAGAGTATGATGCTCTGACTGAGGAGATTGAGGGACATGAGATGGGTGTCAAGGCTCTGACTAAAGGCTTTACTAGTGAGGACTTAGTTGTCAAGAGGGTAGAAGATACTGGTAAGGTTGATAAGGAGGGTAAGCCCATCAAGGTGACTAAGTATGAACCTAAAGAAGGTGTTGTGGTATTCAACGAGGAGGCTAATGTATATGAGATTCACGCAGAAGAGCCTGAACCTGAAGCTGTTGCTCCTGATACAATAGATGATACTGAGAAGGCTCCTGAAGCTGTAGTAGAAGTCAAGGTAAATGCAGAGTCTTCTTTCCCTGACAACCTTCCTTACTAAAAAACAAGAGAAAATTTACAAGAAGTAGAATTAAACAAGTTAAATAAAATGAAGAAGAATATTGGTTTTAATTTCATGGCCTTTAGTAAAGGAGCAGTATCTACTGAAGGCAATACAGTGAAGAGATATGTAGGTGTAGCACCTGTATTTGTACTTAGTGTAAATCCTAATAAGGAGGAACTTGAAAAGCTGTATAATACCCAGCTTGAGAATACCCCTGAATATCTCAGTGAAGTTGAAGTAGGTGAGGACAAGCACAAAGTTCCTAGTGTGAGAATTGACTTCATTGTCAAGACTGATGCTGAGAAGTGTGGTGGCATTGAGTTTACTACCAAGGTGTCTTTCTTCGTCAGAAAAGAGCCTAGGGTAAAAAAGGATGGCAGTAAGGTACAAGTAATTGATAAGTATAGCAGGACTGCTTGGGTAACTAAAGAGCAGTACAATAACAAGGAGATTCCTGTATATGCTAATGGCCCTGCAAACATTGACAAGGACTATAGGGTTTGTTTCCAGGGAGAGGAAGAGCTTACCAACTTCATTAAGGCATATCTTAACATTCCCAATGTGATGAAGTATGTCAATGGGAAGTGGGTTATGAGTGATAATCTTGACCTTTGTGAAGCAAGACTTGAGCACATTGAGGATTACTTCAAAGGTGATTTCAGCGAGCTTAGGGGAGCTATTGCTCTTCAACCTACCAATAAGGTTAAAGTGCTATTTGGTGTGAGAACCACTGATGACAATAAGCAGTATCAAGCTGTCTATACTCAGATGTTCTTGAAGAACAACATTACTGATTACAGTAAGTTGGATGCAAACTTGCAGGAAAGAAAGGCTGCTGGAGCTTATCCTACTACTGAATTTATTGTAGGAGACTTGAAGGAGTATAATGTTGAAGCTACTGACCTCAGCAACTCTGGCTCAAGTGATATGCCTTTCCCTAAGGCAGAAGAGTCATCTCCTTGGGACTTTGGAAAATAAGTAGTAAACTCTCTCTCAAAAAAAAAAGTATGTCTGTCAGTAAAGGTGAATCTTCTGTTACTTTAAGTGACATTCTAGAGAAGACAACAGAAGCAAATATTCTGTCATTCTATCTAGGAGTCACTGAAATTCCTTGTATTATACATAGTCCTCTTAGGAAAGATAACAGGCCATCATTTGGCCTGTACTCCTCTAATGGAAAAAGGATATATTTTGTAGACTTTGCAACCAAGGATAGAGGAGGTGTATTTGACCTCCTTTGTCAGATGTGGGGATGCAACTACAGAGAAGTCCTAACAAGGATAAGCAAGGATATGCCAAAGCTCTGCTCCATAGGAACACCTAATGTCCATAAACATATTCCATGTGCTGTGAGAAGTACCATTGAATGCAAAAAGAGTACTGACTTACAATGCAAAGTCAGAGATTGGACATCTTATGATGTTGAATATTGGAAATCCTATGGAATAAGTCTTGATTGGCTGAAGTATGCAGAAGTTTATCCCATATCACATAAAATCATCATTAAAGATGGTCATAGATATGTGTTTGGGGCTGACAAATATGCTTATGCCTATGTTGAACATAAAGAGGGGAAAGTTACTCTAAAGATATATCAGCCTTTTAATAAGAATGGATATAAGTGGAGTAACAAGCATGACAACTCTGTGATAAGCCTGTGGACTAAAGTACCTGAATATGGGGAGCAAATTTGCATTTGTTCTTCATTGAAAGATGCTTTATGCCTATGGGCTAATACAGGGATACCATCTCTTGCTATCCAAGGTGAGGGATATAGGATAAGTGATACTGCAATTAGTGAACTGAAAAGAAGATACAAACAAATCTTCATTTGCTTGGATAATGATGAGCCAGGATTAAAAGATGCTCAGAAGTTAGCTGAGGAGACAGGATTTATTAATGTAGTATTACCATCCTTTGATGGAGGAAAAGATATTTCTGACCTTTTTAAGGCTAAAGGAAAAGAAGAGTTCCTCAAAATTATTAAGCCTTTATTTAAAATCAAAGTAATAGATGATGATTGGGATGATTTACCCTTCAAAGTCTATTAAAAAGAAAAACCAAGTAAAAATTAAAACATTATGGAAACTCGTAAAATCACTATCGTTTCAACTAAGAGTCAATCTAAGAAAGTTATCATGTCTTCTGCCACTACTCTTGCAGAACTGAAGTCTGACCTGAGACAGAATGGCATTGACTATGAAGGTATGTCCTTCTTTGAAGGTACTTCTAAGGTAGAGCTGAAGAATGATGCTTCTGTTCTTCCTCATGATGTACCTTGGAAAGGCACTATTACCAATGAATTGGTATTCATGCTCACCAATACTAACAAGAAAATTAGGTCTGGTGCAATGAGCAGAATGGGGGCATATGCTGAAATCAAGAGAATGGGTCTTCAAGATGCTTGCCTTAAGAAGTTTGGAAAGAACTTCACTATGTGTAAGACTGTTGACCTTATTGCATTGATACAGCATAATAATGCTTCAAAGCCTGCTCCTGCTCCTAAAGCTGAGGCTAAGAAGGAGGAAAAGGAGGAAACACCTGTAAACACTCCTGTAGCACCTACAAGTAATGGTGATGGGTGTGTTGATACTGCATCAAGAGCTGCTATCAGTAAGTTGGTGGAAATCCTTGAGGACAATGGCACAATTAAGGATTATGAGAAAGAGGAAGTGCTTGATATTCTTGGGGGCGAAGTAGCTGTAACTACTGCAACCTCCGAGGAGTATAAGTCAGCTTCTCCTTACTCTGATGATGAGATTGATGATATGTTTAATGACATGGGCATCTAAGGGCAAAAAATATGTAATGGTAGGCAGGAGATATTATATCTCCTCCTACTTTTTTTTTACATGAGTATGAGTGAAGAAAATATTAAGCGATTTAATGAAAGTGTACATACACTCTATAATGCTATAATGGATAAACCTCTTCAAGTGCTTGGCATATTCAATGACTTCTTTGGAGTAGACAAAGTTGATATGCAGGGTGTTTGGAATGAAGATAGACTAAGGTCTTGGCTTGAAGTAGAGCCTATTACTTCATATCTCTATAGGGGTAATTCAAATGTAACATCTGGTGAATGGGATACATATCATACTAAGAGTATAATGGATTTGTCTCAAAGTGAATTTGAATGGGCACTCTCATCATTATCTTGTGAAGATACAATAGAAGATATTGTTAGTAGCAAGTTCAACAATATGTTTATCCTTGTGCATTTTCCACATGTAAGGATTACTAATGAGCATGATAGATATGTAGATATTAACCATCTGTGGGCTAAGATTAAAATAACATCTGAGGGCACTATGAATGGCCGTTTTACTCTCAATAGGTCTGAGTACCAAGCTATTCACTTTATTAGTAACTATATGCACAGTCATGTAGGTAACATTCCTAAAGTTGACCTTACTAGGTTTATGAGTCCCTGCACTGGAGATGGACCTATCAATAGTACTATATCCTCCTTATATAGAGAATTTGATAGTGACCTTTGGCAGTTATTCTGTCTTGAACTCAGTAAGTATGTTACTGTGGAATCTATTTCAGGAAGACCTTATCATTATCTTGAAAAAATAGGTACTAGTAATATGGATATAGGAGTATCTTCCTTTATTGCATTTAATAATCCTACTAGATACTGGGATTCTTCTAATGCAGCACTAGACAGGTTAAGAAAGTTTGTCAAGTACTTTGTTCAAGGAAATCATTTGAAGTTTAACTATGTGAATGGCTCTTATTCCATAGGAATGTCTTTCATAGAGTACATAGTGCTGATTAGCAATGAATTTATTAAATGGTACAATAGGCAATTCAATGATAAGAAAATGACTACTACTCTTGAAGGCCTAAAAAGAACCCATGTAGTTAGAGAATGTATTATTAGCAATGGTAAAATCTACTATAATAGCAGCATAAACAATATCAATGTCCTTTCTTCTTATATAGGAAAGAAAGTTTGCACTTTCAAAGGAGTGGAGATTACCCTTAGCATAACAGGCATGTCTGAGGTAAATGTTGAGAACAAGAGTATCATACTTGACCCTCAGACTGCATTATTTATATTAAATCAAATCCTCAAAGTATTAAATTATAGATATGGAAGGAAAACAGCTAACCATACAGAGTACCAAGTTGGTACAGAAGTTAGGTACATATAATTATAAGCTGGTTATACCAGCTGAAGTTGAGAGAAAAATAAGATTTGCCTGCCAAAGAGTATGGAATACAGAGTGGTCAGGCACATTATTTTTTACACATGAAGGTTCATTTGAGAACAATGACCTTGTAATAAGATGTGTGGATATTTACATTATGGATATTGGTACTCAAGCCTATACAGAGTTTGATATGAATCCTGATGTAATAGCATATATGTGTGAGCATTCAGAGCTACTTGATTGTCAAATGGGCCTTATCCATTCTCATAATAATATGTCTACTTTCTTTAGTGGCACTGATACTGCTACCTTGAAGGAAGAGGGCAGAGATAGGAACAACTTTGTATCTCTCATTGTGAACAATGAAGGAAGCTATACAGCTGCTATCACTAGAAGAGTGAAAAGTAAGAGTGTGAAAGAGTCTGTATCCTATGAGTTCTTTGGAGATGGTGAAAAGCATGATACCAGGGAGTATGTGTCTGAAGAGAATGAGATTGAGTGGTTCTATCTTAACATAGTCAAGGAAGGAGATACCTTTTCCTTTCAAGACATGGATGTTAGGTTTGAGGAAATCAAGAAGAGGAAAGCTAAAGAGGCTGAAATGGCTAGGAAACAAACTTCTCAGGTTACTTCATATAGACCTACAACTATTATAAGCTCTTATGGCACAAAGGTAGGCCCTGCCAACGTTATACCTAGCAAGAAGAGTGCTGTTCAAACATCACTCTTTAATGACATAGATGATTGGGATTCTGATAACCTTGATATGCCCTATGGTATAGCTAGATTTGATAAGAATACCATTAGGCAGCTTACTTTGCAGTTAGTTACTGGTAGTATTATCATACCTAATGACAGTAAGATTAACATTAAGAAGTGGGCAGCCTCTATGCCTGCAATGTATCAGAAGAGATTTGGCAAAGGAGAAGAAGGCATGAAGCTCTTTGAATTGTGGGCAGATACATATACTGAGTTCCTCTGTTGGTATGCAACAGATAGCAAACTTGAAGCTCAAGGTATGGATGATACTGAGATATGTGCTATATGCGCCCATGATATGATTGAAGAATTAACTAAACTCCCCGAGAATGAATATATCAAGGGGTATATTGATGCACTTCAGAAATACTTAATATTATGAATGAAGAAGTAACAATTCCACAAGAAGCAACTGAGGTTTACAATTCCCTCATGGAAAGTCTCAATGAGAATAATGTTCGTGAATATAATAAGGTAGGATATGCTGACCTTAGCACCTTCAATGGTGTCCTTAATAATATTAGAATGGGCCTCATTGTCTCTCTTAACATTATTGGTTTGGATGGTGTACCCAACACCTATAAAATTGTATATTGTAGCACTGAAGGTGTAACAGGTATAATTTTTGTCAATGAACACTTCAAAAGTTTAGTTGAAGAGGCTTGGGCTATGAGGACAGGTAACTCTGTAGAAGATAGTGGTGACAGCATTAGCTTTGACCTTTCAGAGGAAGAACAGGCTATCCTTGACCAAGCTGTAGAAGATGCACATCAAGAGATACCTACAAACTCTGCAACTTTGCTTGTAGATGAAGCTACTAGTAGATTCAGTTCTGCTATATGGTATGAGAAGATACGGGAAAAGACTATTGTTCTTGCAGGTGTAGGAGGTATTGGCAGTTATGTGGGATTCCTGCTTGCAAGAATGAAACCTGCCTCTTTGTTCATTTATGACAATGATATAGTAGAAGTTGTCAATATGTCAGGCCAGCTATATAGTCGGAATGATATTGGAGTTACTAAGGTAGCTGCCCTTGCAAACATGGTCAAGGATTATGCTGACTATGGTAGTGTGTTTGCCATAGCTGAAAGATTCACTCCTGAATGTGAACCTACAGATATTATGATTTGCGGGTTTGACAATATGGAAGCTAGAAGAGTGTTCTTCACAAAGTGGGTTGAGCATGTTCACAGTAAACCTGAGGAGGAAAGAGCTAATTGTCTATTCATTGATGGAAGACTTGCAGCTGAAGAATTTCAGGTTCTCTGTATCAAGGGAGATGATTCATTCAACATTGATAGGTATCAGAAGGAATACTTGTTCACTGATGCAGAAGCTGATGAGACTATTTGTTCTTATAAACAGACTACTTTCTGCGCAAATATGATTGCATCTTATATAGTTAATCTATTTGTAAACTTCTGTGCTAATCAATGTGAGCCTCTCATTGACAGAGACCTGCCATTCCTTACTACATATAATGCAGAAACAATGTATCTTAAAACCGAAGCATAATGGAATTTTCAGCTAGATTTATACGTGAAATGACTAGGCCATTTTACGATGCCCAGCCTCTCAGCTTTAATTCAAGAGATACAAGTAATCCTATTACTCTTGATAGTAATAATATGTTTAGTAAAAGTCTTGTTGTAGATACTACAGGAGACAATATTGAAATACCCTCAATTGCTAGGATAGATTACGAAAACATTATCCGTGATAATTTGATTCGTAGTAATGTAAGGGTAGAGAGAATTATACTGCCTCTTTATACAAGCGGCAATAGTCAAAGTAGAAGAACTTTTGATGGTATCATGAGAGAGTTCTTCTGCAAACCACCCCTTAACCAAAGGGTGCTAAAGGTTACAACCAATAAAGGTGATACTTATTATGGTGGATATGGCCTTATATTAGATGAGGAGTTTAATCCTCTCCTAATGTGTGGACTAAAGGCCAGAAAGGTAATATCAGAACATGGTGATGGTGCAGAAGTTGTACATATACAATACTATAGAACTGTCTGTCATGTTAGTCCTGTAGTATTTACAGAGCCTAACAAGTTAATTAATAAGGGCATCATAAAGAAGCTGATTCCTCTATATACCACTATGGACACAACTTTTCCAAATGTCAGTGTTGGCACTTCAAATAGCCCTTATAGTAGGAAAGTAGAAGTGATTATAGATGATTTCAGCAAGTTCTTCGTTTCCCCTATTGCACCTACTCCCAGTAAGTGCAGTAATGATGCACTTAATAAGTGTCTGAATGATAACATAGAAGACATTCTGTATCTAATATGACAGTAGAAGAATATTTTGGGGATTGGGTTCATGTCTTTGACATGAAGGAACTCCACAAGGTGATGTATAAGTTAAGAGTGGAATATCAGAGAAAGAAGATATGTCCTGCTCAACCTGATGTATTTAGAGCCTTTGAGTTATGTCCCCTTAAGGACTTGAAAGTAGTTATGTTGGGGCAAGACCCCTATCCCCAAAAGGGAGTTGCTACTGGCATACTATTTGGAAATAGGGCTGATGTGCAAGAGAAAAATTTATCTCCATCTCTACAAATTGTTAAAGAGGCAGCTATAAATTTTGAGATTCCAAAGAATAATTGTATCTTTGACCCCACTTTGGAGAGTTGGGCAAAACAGGGAATACTAATGATAAATTCTGCTCTCACAGTAGAAATGAATAAGGTTGGTTCTCATGTGATGATATGGAGACCATTCACAATTGCTTTATTAAAACACTTATCAGAGTGTGAGACTGGCATTATTTATGTTCTATTTGGGAGACAGGCTCAAACATTCAAGCCCTACATTAACAAACAATTCAATAACATTCTTGAAATTGAACATCCAGCATACTATGCAAGGCTCAATAAGAGAATGCCATCTGAATTGTTTGCTACTATAAGTAATATGTGTAAAGACAAATATGGAGTACCAATTAAATGGTACCAAGAGTGTTAAACAATAAAAACAAAAAGACAATGAAAAAGTTCTATTTGAAGAATGGCAAAGAAGTGCAGGTTGATGACATTATCACTAAAGTAATCAAGACAAAACATCCTTTGCTTGGTGAGGTCACTATGGTAGAAAATGTAGTAGTTACTGAGGCAGCTTTGCCTAAACTGATTGAGAAGGGTATTATTACTACCTCACTTGGTTCTGATTTTGATGTGGACAAGGTTAAGCCTGCTGAGTCACATATGAATCTTCACTACTATGTTGAAAAGCTGGCAAAGAAACTTAACTGGAAGGTAGAGAAAATGTATAACTACCTCAATACTATTGACAGTGTGTATCCTGCTGCTGCATTCTCCATGATACTCAGAGAAGTAGCTATTGAGCTTGACAAGAAGTATGAAGACCACATTGAGAAGAGTCCTGAAATCTATGTAATCTCCATGCTTGATGGAAAGATTACCAAGGCTAACAAGGCTCACATCAAGAACTACAGAAACTTTGCAGCATTTAGGTCTGTTGAAGATGCCAAGACAGCTTGTAGCATTGTAAGAGAAATCCTTAAAGAACTATTCAAAAGTGGCAAATAAGAAAATTAGAAATGCTACACAGAGCAGTTCTAAAGGTATAACATTCAAATCCCAGTTGGAAAAGAGTATATATGATACTCTTCTTCAACAGGGGTTTACTCCTCAATATGAACCAATTACTTTCACTTTGTGGGATGGTTTTGCTCCTATTACTCCTTTTTATGATAAGGAAACTGATAAACAAAATCAGAAAAGAGCTGAACTTCTAGGTAAGAAAGTGCCTAAGATACTTGTAAAAAAGGAGGGAAAAGTTATAGGTATTAGATATAAACCAGACTTTTACTTCAATTATAATGGCTTAGATGTTTATATTGAGGCTAAAGGAATTGAAAATGATGTCTTCTATATCAAGAAGAAGATGTTTATAAAGTATCTTGATGATGTATTGGTTAGTACTGGAAGGAGGTCTATATACTTTGAAGTTTACACCAAGGGACAGCTCTTACAGGCAATAGAAATAATTAAAGACTATGCAACAGAATGTAATTCACAAACTGATACAGCAAGCTAATAAATTGCCTATATTGGAATATGACCCTAATCCTATTATTTTCAAGGATAATGTGGATGCTACTATAAGAGAGGTAAAACAAAGACTTGGGATTTTACAGACTCTTAAAGCAGAAATAGATTACCGATTAACTTTAACTCATGCAGATGATGAAGAGTTTACGTGATATTTCATGGCAAGTAAGTGAAAAGGGGTATAGGGCAGACCCTGCACTTAGCTACTCTACTCTTGCAAGATATGAAAGGGAGGGATTTAATAACTTGGATAAGCTGTTTGACAGGATAGAAACTCCTTCCCTTACCTTTGGCTCTGCTGTAGATTCTATCATTACAGGTGGGCAAGAGGAGTTTGATGAAAGGTTCATGGTAGCTGAATTTCCCTCAATGCCTGACTCTATTGTGAAGATAATAAAATCTTTATATAAACAATATGCTGGAACATATAGGAGCCTGCTTAATATACCTGATAGTTCAATTATTAGAGAAACTGAAGACCAAAACTATCAAATGAATTGGAAGCCTGAAACAAGGGCTAAGGTTATCAAAGAAAAAGGTACTGACTACTATAATTTATTATTTGTAGCAGGTGATAGGTGTATCATAGATACTCAGACTTATCAGGATGTAGTTAATGCAGTTAGGGTATTGAAGGAGAGTAGCTCTACCAAGTTATACTTTGCAGATGACAATCCCTTTGAGCCTGATATTGAAAGATTATATCAGTTGAAGTTTAAGGGAGAGTTTGATGGTATAACCTATAGAAATATGGCTGACTTAATTATAGTTAATCATAAAGAGAAATGGGTTAAACCTGTAGATTTGAAAACAAGTTCCCATACAGAGTGGGATTTCTATAAATCCTTTGTAGATTGGAGATATGATATTCAAGCCAGACTATATTGGTCTATTATAAGACAAAATATGGATAAGGATGAGTACTTCAAAGACTTCAAGCTGCTTGACTATAATTTCATTGTAGTTAATAAGAGGACTTTAACCCCTCTTGTATGGAACTGTCCCTTTACTCAAGCACAAGGTACATTGAGATTTGGTAATAATTCTCAAATTGAAATGAGAAGTCCCTTTGAGATAGGAAAGGAGCTTAATTCCTATCTCACTTCTAGACCAAAAGTGCCTATGGGAATTAATGAGACTGGTACTAATAATTTAAGAGATTGGTTAAATAAACTATGAGTGGTTGTAGCAGTGGACAAGCAGGTAGTCAATTTTGTGATTCTTGCAGTGACTACTCCTGTAGTAGTAACCCCCACTATATATCTCCTTACCCAGATGCAGAGTATGATATATACGAGGGAGTAGAACATCTAAAAGGGGTTAAAGCCCCAAACATTCCTATAGTAGATATAAAAGAGGAGACCCAGAATCAAATTAGAAAATTATGGGACAATTTTGATAATCTTTAATTGTTATAATTATGCAGGTAATAAAAAGAGACAAAAGCAAAGAAGAATTTGACATCAGTAAGATTAATAGAGCTGTAAGAAAAGCCTTTGAGTCTTGTAATAAGAAGATGCCTCAATATCTTGGAGATATGATTCATGCCCTATTTAGTACCTTGGAAGGAGATACAATAGGCATTGAAGAAATCCAAAATAAAGTCGAGGATATACTTATGAATGAGAAGCACTTTGATGTAGCAAAGAGTTATATCATTTATAGAAATAAACATGAAGAGTCTAGGTTCATTAGAGGAAGAATTGATTATATGTCTAACTATGAAGATTCTGATGATAATGCTGCTAGTTCTTCAGAGACTGACCCTAATGCTAATGTAACTCAGAAGAATGTTGCCAATCTTGATGGAGAAGTTTATAAGGTAGAGAATAGGATTATTCAGAGACAGAGAATGAAGGATGAACTTAATGTCCTTTATCCAGAGGTGGCAAAGCAATATAAAATAGATGTTGAGAATCATATAATCTATCCTCATGATGAAGCTAGTGTGCCTACTTTGAAGTTCTATTGTCAAGCAGATTCTCTTTACCCACTTATGACAGAAGGTGTAGGTAATATAGATGGTATAACACCCTCCCATCCTAATGATTTACCATCATTTAGTGGACAAATAACTAATCTTGCCTTCTTACTTTCTTCCCAATGTAAAGGTGCAGTAGCCTTTGGAGAATATTTCATTGTTCTAAACTATTACATTATTGCAGAGTTTGGAGATAAGTGGTATGAGAAGCTTGATTGTGTTGTAACAAATTCTCATTGTAAGGTTCAAAGGACGGTCAGAGATATGATAGAGAAAGCTTTCAAACAGTTTATCTATGGTGTTAATCAGCCTGCTGGTAATAGGTCATATCAGAGTCCATTTACAAATGTGTCTTATTATGACCATACATATTTTAGTTCATTATTTGGAGAATTTTGCTATCCTGATGGAACTAAGCCTGAGTGGGCTGCAATTAATGTTCTTCAGAAGATGTTTATGAAATTCTTCAATAAACTCAGAACCAAGAAGATTTTGACCTTCCCTGTTGAAACATTGGCAATGGTACATGATGGCAAAGATATTATAGATAAGGAATATAAGGACTTCTGTGCAGAAATGTATGCAGAAGGACACTCATTCTTTACCTATATTTCAGATAGTGCTGATAGTCTCGCATCATGTTGTAGATTGAGAAATGAATTTACAGAGAATACATTTAATCCTACATCAGGTCTTACTGGTGTTATGACTGGTAGCTGTCATGTTATCACTCTTAATATTAATAGGATTGTGCAAGATTGTGATAAAGCTTATGGCTTAAAGCAACATGGAGGATGGACAGAAAATACTTCATTTCTTAAGGATTACTTAGTAAATATTCTTAGTAGAGTCTATAAGTATCACATTGCATATAAGACTATGCTCTATGAACAAGAAGAGAAAGGTATGTTTGCAGCTTGTAATGGTGGCTATATACACATGAACAAGTTGTATAGTACTGTTGGTATCAATGGCTTGAATGAAGCAGCTAAATTCTTAGGTCTTGAGGTGTCTAATAATCCTGAATATATTAAGTTCTTGCAGTTTATTCTTGGTACTATTAAGGAACAGAACAAGTTACACTCTATCCATGACAAGAAGAGACCTTTCTTGTTTAATTCTGAGGTAGTTCCTGCTGAATCTCTTGGTGGTAAGAATTATAGATGGGATAAAAAGGATGGCTATTGGGTTCCTGAAGATGAAAACCTTTATAATTCATATTTCTTTGATGCCCATGATGATACTTCAGTACTAGATAAGATGATTTTGCATGGAAGGCAGACAGCACAATATTGTGATGGAGGCTCAGCTTGTCATATTAATCTTGAAGACCATCTTAGTAAGGAACAATATCTCAAACTGATAGACTTTGCAATAGCTAATGGAACCAACTACTTCACATTTAATATTCCTAATAGTGAGTGTGATGATTGTGGCTACATTACTAAGCATCCTATTACTGAATGCCCAAAGTGCCACAGTAAGAATATCACTCAATATACAAGGGTAATTGGATATCTTAGACCTATTAAGTCCTTTGGTAAGGATAGACAAATAGAGGCTAACAAGAGAGTATATAGTAATAATATAGAATAATGGAAGATTATGAAATAATTGGCTGGCCTGATATTCAAGCCTATATGGAATTAGAAGGATTTGAAGATAATAGTACTTTAATTACTCCTAATGATAATATGGGAATAGGCAGTTCAACATACCTTATTAATAAAGAATGGTATGATTCAATAGGTTTATAAAATGCTTAAATATGTAGATACATTAGTTGGCTTTGCAGAATTTCCTGATGAAATATCTTTATGTATTAATATAAGTAATTGCCCTTGTCATTGTGAAGGATGTCATTCTCCTTATCTTGCAAATAACATAGGAGAACCTCTTGATTTACAACACTTAACTAACCTTATAGATAGTAATAAAGGTATAACTTGTGTTGGTTTAATGGGAGGTGATGCTAATCCAAGTGAAGTAGATGATATTGCACAAGACATCAAGGAATACTATCCAGAGTTGAAAGTTGGATGGTATAGTGGTAGACAAGAGCTTAGTAAGGATATTGAACTTAGTAATTTTGATTTTATCAAGCTTGGGCCATATAAGGAAGAATTTGGTCCACTTAACAGTAAGACTACTAACCAGAGATTCTATAAGGTTAATGGTAAGGAGTTGGTAGATATAACAAGTAGATTTTGGAAACATGAAACTGAAAATTAAAGTAAAAGTATTAACTGAAGGCTGTATGCCCAATGTTATTGACAAGGGTGACTGGATTGACCTTATCTGTGCTGAGAATGTAATTCTTAAAGCTCCTCAATCAGGTGTACTTAGAGAAAAAAAGAATGAACATGGCGTAATTTCTAGAGTAAGAAATGTGGAAGCAGAAGTAACTTATATTCCTCTTGGAGTTGCAATGAAACTGCCTAAGGGATATGAGGCTGTTGTTCTTCCTAGAAGCAGCACTCCAAAGAAGTTTGGAATTATGTGTGGTAACTCAATGGGAGTTATTGATAATAGCTATTGTGGTAATAAAGATGAATGGAAATTTCCTGCTGTAGCTATTAGACCTACTTCTATTGAGAAAGGCACTAGGATTTGTCAATTCAGAGTACAGTTATCTCAAAAAGCCACTACATGGCAAAAAATCAAATGGTTGTTTACATCAGGTGTTAAACTTGTAGAAGTAGATGACTTAGGTAATGACAACAGAGGTGGATTTGGGAGCACTGGAGTAAAGTAGTAACTAAAAAAAGCATGAAACATGGTATTGAAAATAGTTATAATCTTGCTTGCAGTAGTCATTTTGGCTATTATTATCAATGGTATTGAGGATTGTCGTAAGCAAAAGAAGAGAGAAAATATGTCCTTTAGAGAGGCAATGGACTTGGTAGAATTGCCTATTGTAACTTTCTATAATAAGGATACAAAGTTAAATTTTCTCTTAGATACTGGCAGTGACCTTTCCTATATTAATAAATCTATCCTACCCTCCTTAGAGTATAAGGAAATAGATGAAAATAGGAATATCATAAGTGTAGGAGGTAACTCACAGAGTCTTGGATGCTGTGATATGACAGTCACTTATAAGAGTCAAAAGTTTATTGATAGGTTCTATGTCAGTGACCTTGATGAAGCCTTTGGAGCTATAAAGGCAGAAACAGGAGTACAGATTCATGGTATCTTGGGAAGTAAATTCTTTACAAAGTATAAGTACACTCTTGACTTTGAAAGTTTAATTGCATATTCCAAGAGCTGAAAATATGTGTAAGATATGGAAATAACATCGAAAATAGTACTCATTATACTGCTTGTAGTCATGGTAGCTGCATCAATAGCTCTTTACCACAGTATGTTCCACAAAGCCAAAAACGCTTATGATAAAATATCATTTAGAGAGACCATGAATTTGGCAGGATTACCTATAGTTACTTTTAGGCAAGGAGAAAGTAAGTTTAACTTTATTTTGGATACAGGAGCTTTTAGTTCTATTATAGATTATAGGGTACTTGATAAACTTCAATATACTGAACTTGAAGGTAAATCTATAGGTTATGGTATTGATGGCAAGGAGCATAGTATGAGCAGGGTAGGTATAGTCCTTACTTACAAAGACAAGGACTATTCTGATGCTTTTAGGGTACTTGATATGTCTACATCATTTGATGCTCTCAAAAGAGACTATGGTGTTACTGTGCATGGCTTATTATCAAGTTCCTTCTTTGAAAGGTATAAGTATGTGTTAAACTATAATGAACTAATAGCTTATTCTATGGTATGAAAGATTTAATTAAGTTGAAGTCAAGAGGTGGAGCTGAGAACTACCTTAAGAAGTTGATAAAGAAGGGTGATTCTGAGTCACTTACCTATGTACTTGAGACTGATAGTCCCTATCTTAGGACAGGTGAAGTAGCTAATGGAAGAAAATTCATTGACCCATCTGGTGGACCAATGATTGTAGTAGGTGATTATCTTGAAGAAGCCAATGCTGTTGTAGAATCTATAGACTTTGCAGAAGGATATGGTTGGACTATAACTTTTAAGAAATGATATATTTTGTTACTGGTGAGAGGAAGCTATTTGAATTTCCTGAAGCTAAGTATAAATGTATTTCTGTAGAAGAGAGTTTCAATATATTGGAGCCTTTACAGATTGTAGGTTTGGATACTGAGACCACAGGTACAGAGATATGGCAAGGTATGTTACTTACCCTCCAGCTTGGCAATAGGGAGAATCAGGTAGTAATAGACTGCTTGACTGTTGATGTCAAGAAGTATAAAGACTATCTTGAAAGTGACAGATTATTCATTATCCATAATGCAAAGTTTGACTTGAGATGGCTGTATAAGGAACATATTGTAGTCAGAAATGTCTATGATACTTATTTGGCTGAAAAGATTCTATTTCTTGGATTCCCTCCAGGTATTGTATCTCTCTCTTTGCAGGCTTGTTGTGATAGGTATTTAGGTATTTATCTTGATAAGACTGTAAGAGGGCAGATACATGCTGGGATGACAGAAGAGGTTATAGTTTATGCTGCAAATGATGTAGTGCATCTCGAAGATATTATGAATCTACAGCTCAACACTATCAATGCAAGGGGTCAGAAAGTAGCACTTGACATTGAGAATGAGTTTGTAAGGGTTCTTGCATATATTGAGTTTTGTGGTATTAAACTTGACCCTGTCAAGTGGAAAACTAAGATGGATAAGGATGCAGAGAGGTTAAGGGTAGCTGAACAGAAACTTGATGAGTGGGTAGTGGATTATGTAATGAAGAAGGGAGATACCTCTAACATTGCGAGAAACTATGATACTAACAGAAGAGGCAAAAAAGCTAAGCTGGCTGATAATGTATATGTAGTTATTCCATCTCCTTCATTGTTTTCTGAATATGATACTGGCCCTCAATGTATAATTAATTGGAATAGCTCTAAACAGGTTATCAGATTGTTTGAAGAACTCGGATTTGATTTACTAGTCAAAGACAAGAAAACAGGCAAGATGAAGAAGTCTGTGGAGTCTAAGTTTATAGAATTGCAAGCTAATAAGAGTACTATAGTACCTTTGTACTTGGAGTACTCAGCAGCTTTTAAGGTAGTCACATCCTTTGGCCAAAACTTCCTTGATGCAATTAATCCTGTAACACATAGAATACATCCTACATTCAATCAAATGATGGATACTGGTAGATTAAGTTGTGGCTCAGGTGGTAAAGGCAAAGGAGGAAAGACCAAGGATGATGATGTTGCAGAGGAGGAAGATGGAAGCAAGGATACTTCTATACAATCAAATGATAAGAGTGTCAATGTGCAGCAACTTCCTGCTACAGAAGAGACAAGAGCAGCATTTGTTCCTGAAAAGGGGTATATGCTTATAGATTGTGATTATGGAGACCAAGAGGGACATGTATTCACTGAACTATCTAATGATAGGGAGTGGATTGCATTTTATAATGACCCTAATCAAAGAGATGGACATTCTTTTGTAGCTAAGATGTGTTTCCCCAAAGACCTTGATGGTGTAGAGGAGAAAGATGTCAAGAAAGTAAGAAAAGACTTAAGGTCTTTGGCTAAGAAGGCAAGGTTCTGTTTCAATTATAATGGCCAAGCCCCCACAATGGCAACCAATTGCAATATCCCCATAGACTTTGCAACTGAGATATATAACAACTACTTCAAGAGGTTTAATGGTATAGCAAGCTATTTCAAAGTCCAAAAGAGAGATATGTGGGATAGAGGATATATCCTAATTTCAAAGATAACTGGACTTAGGGCATACATCTATGACTATCCTATACTGAAGGGCATTGAAAGAAGAAAGAATGGTATGGAGGATTTTTGGGATATATATAAAGCCTCTAGGGATAGTGGCAGAGTAGTATCCGAAATACCACCAACTATTATGCAAGAGATTGCCAAGAGGTTTGCTCAAGGAAAACCTATTGAAGAAATAGCTGTTACTTACTCATATAAGGTAAAGAAAGCAGGTAAAGTTGAAGAAAGGTTCATAGACATTAACAGGGAAACTGTATATGTGTCTGTGATGAAACACTTATGGAAGAGAAAGAGTGCATCTGATAACCAATCATGCAATTATCCCTCACAAGGGACAGCTGCTGCAATGACTAAGATTGCTGGTATCAGATACTTCAATCACCTAGTTAAGGATGGTTTGATATTTAAGGTACTCATACCTAATGATGTGCATGATGAATACCTTATAGAACCTCCTGTTGAAATAGCAGAGCAGGAAGCCAAGAAGCTGAGTGAGTGTATGGAGTATGCAGCTAGAATTTTCTGTAAGAAAGTGACCATCAAGGCTGAGCCTGAAATTGCAGACCATTGGGTGCATTAAGTGTATATGGAAGAGTGTGAAATCATAATAGGTGTAGTATCAGTGGTAGCCATCCTGTATGGGGTGGCTATACACTATCTTGCTAAAGAGGCAAGGAAATATAACAATTTTAATAAATGGAAACAAAAGTAAACCCTGAATATCAGAAACTGATAGATATTATAGAAGGAGTCTTATCTTCTTCTGTATTTAGTCAAGAAATGAAACATCGTCTTCAAGTAGTGAAAGATGGTCTTATTCATTTAGGTTCAAGACCTAAATTGAGTGATAGTGTGGAGCAGTTCATGGATATTACTGCTAATATGGCTAAGACTTATGCAGCCAAGAACCATGACTATGGCAACAGCTTTGAGCAATCCCTTGATAAGTTTGGTCTGGTAGCATCTATTGTAAGGATGGGAGATAAAATGAATAGGATTGAATCTCTCAGCAAGAAAGAAGCAGAGGTTAAAGATGAGTCTATCAAAGATACTCTCTTAGACCTTGCCAATTATGCTATTATGACTGTAATGTGGTTAAATAGGAGTTAACATGACATTTATAATTCATTTTAATATGACTTTAATACGTTAATCATTATGAAAGTAAAGATTGAAATAACAGAAGGTTGTACTAGTTATTCCTATACTATTAATGATATAGAATGGGTAGATTTAGTAGATAAAGAATCAGATTATTATAATCTTGAACTTGCTGATAAAGTATGTGAAGAGCTTCTTAAACAGGCACAAGAACAATATCAATTGCCAAATTGGATAATGGATTACTTATGGGATGGTTGTAATACTACTTGTGAGCAATATACTTTTACTAAATTAGTTAAAAATAATAAAGACACTAAAGAAGAATATCTTGGACATTGTAGACAATGTGGTGATATGATTTATAGATGGACACTTGAACTTGATATTTCATAGCTTCTTATAACTTTACATAATTATGGTTATCGTTGCCTTGGTAATCAAGATAACAATATTATCTTTGCTAAACCAATGGATTATAGTTTCGTTAAAGCAGAAATTGTACAAAATAAGTCAAACTTAGATATCTTAATGAAATTGATTAAATAATATGACAAACAAAGAGAAGTTTAATATAATCTATAAACACTTTGCTAAGCCTATTGCTGATATGAAAATGGCTTATAACAATAGTGCTATGACTATTGAAGCTGGAGTGGTAAATCCTGAAGTAAGCAAGTGTTTTCAGGCATTAATAGATGCTTTAAATAAACAACTAGATAGTTATAGAAAATGATAATAGCAGTAGATTTTGATGGCACTTGTGTTACACATGAGTTCCCTAAAGTAGGCAAAGATATAGGAGCAGTTCCTGTCTTGAAGGAGTTAGTAAAGAAAGGTCATAAGATTATTCTTTACACTATGAGAAGTCATCCTGATAAAAATAATCAAAGCAAAACTCTTAGTGGAGGAATTATATCTAATGATACTTTACAAGATGCTATTAATTGGTTTAAAGAGAATGGAATACCTTTATGGGGAATAAATGAAAATCCTAAACAAAAGGAATGGACATCATCTCCTAAGGTATATGCTAATATCTATATAGATGATGCAGCACTAGGGACGCCATTAAAATACAGTAAAGATGGTGCATTATCCAGACCTTATGTAGATTGGGACAAAATGAAAACTTTATTAAAAATTAAAGGAGTTTTATAATATGGCTAAAATAATTTTATGTAGAGGTATTCAAGGTAGTGGTAAGACTACTTGGGCTAAACAATATTGTAAAGAGCATCCCAATACTATTAGAGTAAATAGGGATGATATTAGGCAGATGTTTAGCCAAAAATGGTCCAAGGAATTGGAGCAAATAGTAATAGATACAGAGTTGAGAGCTATAGATAATGCTCTATATGAGGAGATGGATGTTGTAGTAGATGATGTATCTAATCTTAATAAGTACACTGTAGATAAAATCTGGGATATTGTTAGAAAATATCAGCAGATGAGGAGTATTTCTGATTATGGCATAATCTACCAAGACTTCTTTATTCCTCTTCAAGACTGTATAGAGAGGGACTCAAAGAGACCTAATCCAATAGGGGAAGAGGTCATAAGAAAGACTTATGAAAAGTATAAAGACATTCTGAAAGTATAGTATGAGACAATATACATCAAGAGAGTTCATAAAGATAGTGAAATTTAATGGTTTCTATTATAACAGACATAATGGAGACCATGCTATCTATGTGAATGATAAGGGAAGGCATATCAGCATACCTAAGAATCTTGAATGTGTAATTGCTCGAAGACTAATAAAGGAGAATAGCCTGGAAGTAAACATTAAAAGGAAAGGAAAAGATGTATGATAACTACAATTACCCATTGGGAGCAGATAACCCTGATGCCCCTTGGAATCAAGAGGAAAACCCTGAAAGAGAAATTGAAGCCACGGTTAGTGTAACTTTAAGTAAAACCATTAAGGTTAAGGTATCTGACTATGACATCATTGACTCTGGAAAGGATGAAGATGGTGAGTATTTTGAGGATATAGATTACTCAAACTGTGACCTTAAAGGTGCAGTTGAAAAGCAGATTGTATTGCCTCAGAAAGCTTGGGATTACATAGCTCCTAAAACAAATGAGGATGTTAAAGCCATCTTTGATTTGAAGGGCTGGAATGTTGATGACTTTGAAGTGATTGGGGAATAATGAAAGTATTAAAGATTTATTCAAAAATTAAAAGAGTTCTGCAATGAAACTAATTAAGCCAAGTTTTGAAATATGGGAACAGCCTACTGGTCTTGAAGGAGTTTATAAACAGATTGAAAGAGTAGGTAGAGTATGTTATAAGTCTGAGGATAAGATAATAGAAGATTCTGCTAAGCCATTTGTAGATAGAATGATTAGGTCTGGACATGGTGCTATGTTGGAGCATGGAACTATGTATTTGGAATTTCATGTTAAAGACCCATCTGAGGTAGGAGAAGAAAAGTATCATAGTCAGCAAAGTGAACTAAATAAGCTTATAAGTAGGTATGCTAATAATAAATACTCTATAGTAAAAGTAAATCATTATACTATATTCATAACTACTAATTACAGGGTATTAATAGAGAATAATTGGCTCAAAGACTTAAAGTATATCTGTGAACCTACAGTGTTCCATGAGAAGAGAGTTACTGTACACTTTGTATGTGACAGAGGTGTATCCCATGAATTTGTAAGGCATAGAGTAATGTCTTTTGCTCAAGAAAGTACTAGATATTGTAACTATTCTAAGGATAAGTTTGGTAATGAACTTACATTTATTCAACCCTGTTGGTTAGATGATGAGAGGCTGAAACTATATGGACCTTATCATACTATTATAAGGGACAAATCTCCTGAGAGTATCTTCATTGCTAACTTAAATAATGCAGAAAGAGACTATTTGGACTTAATTAGTCTTGGTTGGAAACCACAAGAAGCAAGAGCTATATTACCAAACTCCTTAAAGACAGAATTGGTTGTAACTGGATTTACATCTGATTGGAATCACTTCTTTGACCTAAGAGCAAGAGGCATTACAGGTGCTCCACATCCTCAGGCTAAGGAATTAGCAGAACCTTTAATGGAGGAATTTGTTACAAGGAAGTATATTAATAACTAAAATAACTAAAATAACTAAAAAGATTAAAGAGTCTGGCATTAGACCTGTTAATATAAACACAATCAAATGGCTTATATTTAATGGTGTGAAATACATTGTTAAATAAGTCAATTGATAAGGGAGGATAAGTTAAGTGCTTATTCTCCCTTAATTTTTTCCCATAATACCTTGTGGGAAACAAACATTTTAATTACCTTTGCACAATTCAATAAAAGAATCTTATTATGAACCCTAATTGTTTAGTTACGACTCCTAAGTTGAAGGAGCTTAATAGTCAATTCCCTAAGTTACCCTCAAAACTATTCAGAGACTATGTGTCAAGATGGCAATATGAGTATGGTAGAGAGAAGGATATACCTACAAAAAATGAGCTTATTAGGCTTATTACTAAAGTGTCTGATAACTGGGCTGACTATATTAACCCTGATGAAGTAAAAGTTACTAATATATATGCTGAGGCTAATCAGAATACTATACTTAGTAACTTTGCCAATAGACCTTTCATCTTTACTTCTACTATGAGTGGTGATGATTATGTTGTGAACTCTGTAGAACAGGCTTTTCAACTAGAGAAGTTACTTAGTTCTAGTATATGGGACGATGATAGTAGATGGCAAGAGATGGACTCTATTAGAGATAAGATTGCTGGTGCTAAAAATGCAAAGGCAGCTAGAGCTTTAGGTAGAAAAGTTCCCATGACAGAAGAAGATGTAGAAGCGTGGGATAGTAATAAAAGGTCTATTATGAAGAACATCATAAGAGACAGCTTAAAACAGAACCCTAAAGCTCTTCAAGCACTGTTAGCTACTGGCAACAGTTCCCTTACTCATATTCAGGATAGAAGTATGTGGAGAACCCAGTTCCCTATTATATTAGAGGAACTTAGAGAAGAGTTCAGAGGGACACATATAGGTGATAACTTTAACCCAATCAATAATGCTGAGGTCATTCCTATGCTGGGAGATAATAGTGTAAAGGTATATGACAAGAGTAATACTGATGAAGGAGTGGAGATTACTAAGAATGGTAACATCTATAATATCAGTGTCCCTAGTGAGTTTGACATTGATAAAAGTAGAGCTACTGCCTTCACCCAAGCTATCTATGACCTCATTCCTTCTGGAGCAGAAGTAACAAGCAATAATGACCCTAAGTCCAAGATTATCCTGAACTCGGTAAAGGAGCAGGGTCTTGAGGAAAAGGAGGGTAAGCTTGTAAAGAGTGCTATAGACACATCTAATCAATCAGGCTATATCATCAATGAGCATGAGGGCAAATGGACAAGAAATGAAGTTGAGAATGACCCTAGAACACTATATATCTTCACTGACAACACTGACAGAACATCTGGAGGTGAGGAAATAGGTGATGGATGGTATGCTGAGAAGTATGGTAAAGGTGGGTTTGGCACAGTCAATAATCCTACCTCTGCTGTTATTAGAGGTTTACCTAATGCTGCTCCTATAAGTACTATGAAGTGGTTCTATAGAGAACATGGAGTATCTGTAGAGCAAGCAAGGTGGACAGACTCTGACCTTAAGGAGTTCAAGGAAGTCATTGATGATGAAATTGAACAAATTAAGCAGCTTTGGGATAGTGGTAACTTTGATAGTATAGAGCTTCCTCAGAATGGTATATTTGGTAAGAGTATAAAGAGTGATAGGGATAGAAGTATATCTAGACTTACAGCTACCAGAACCCCCAAGCTATACCAGTATCTTAACAAGAAGATACAGGAGTTATCAGAGTATGTGCAAGATGCTAAGAAGGCTAAGGAATATGAGAATGAATCATCCAGTATAGATGAGAGCAACTGGCACAAGGTTGATGCTGAGTTTACTTCTATCAAGAAGAGACAAAGAGTGAACCTTATCAATGACCTGTTTACACAGGAAGTTGAGAAAGCTCAGGAAGCTACAGTTGTAAGGCTGAATGATGAAATGACTAAGGCATCCACTATTGGTGATAAGCTAAGAATAGCCAAGGCTATCAAGAACCTTAGGCCCTTTGTAGTAATCAAGCAGGATGGACCTTTCAAGCTATTTGACAAGGTGAAAGCAGTGTTTGAGGACTTGCTTTATGCTGCTGAGAACAATAGACAAGCTCTTATTGACAAGGAAATTGCCAATATGGGGAATACAAGAGAGTCCAAGTTACCCTTACCAGTCAAGAAGAGAATTGCTGAGAACAGAATCAACTACCAGGTTGAGGCTTATAAGCAGATAATTGATAATTGGAATGACTTGGTGATGGATGCAGCCAATACTTACAGCTATGACCACGGAGTAATCATGGATGTTACTGCCAATAACATTGAGGAGGATATTGATAATACTCCTACTGATGATGAAGGTAACAATCAGAATGAACAAATAGCTGATGAGAAGGAGGAGACCCCCTATAAGGAAGGCTGGCAGGTAAAGGTGAGAGAACTTTCAGCATTTGAGAGTATGACCAACCAAGTAAGGCAAGCTATTGGTAGGATATATAGGAGAGATAGGAATGGTGACATAGTTGTAGATGACTTAGGTTTTCCACAGAAGTTACAGCAATCCTATGTATTTGCTGAGTTAATCTCTGCTCTTAGGGATATGACCAATGCCAAGCAGATGATGCCTATGCTTGAAGCACTACAAGCTAGAAAGCCTTGGGCTGTTCAGATAGTTGATGCCATTAGAAATGATGATAGGCTCTTCACATCATTCTATAGGGTATTCAGAAAGGACTACTTGAATATGTGGATTCAGATAGAAAGCACCGCTCCTGATGGTAGTGTTACTATCAAGACCCATAATATCAATAAGCCTGCTGGTACTGCCCACTACTTTGATGAGTGGAGGGATAACTTTGAGTATGGTATTATCCTTGATGAGGATAGTATCTATGACCATAATGGTGAGATAAGGCTGGATAAGGCTGAGCTTGGCCTTAAACTGGTAGATGCAGTTATGGATAAGTTTAGGGGACTAAAGTCCAAGGAAGAGAAGCAACAAGTGATACTTGAGAATGTGGAGAGCATCCACAAGCTATTGGGCATGCTTGGTATCTTTGTTACTCCTGATACACTGAGTGATATACTTACATCCAATGTAAACTTGAATAACAGGGCTGAACTTCCTGGTAGTATAGTACTCTCAAACCTTAGAACCATTTTCAAGGATATGCCTACTAATGATGGTATCAAGAATGGTGAGCCTGCTGACCTAATCAATATATATGGCAGAGCTTTCAATAATATAGCTACTGCCATTAACAATGTTGAGGAGGATGAGGTGGAATCATCAGTAAGACAAGGTAAGAAAACTCTCTATGCACATACAAGACCTTCTTATGCTACTACTCTAGTGAAGAAGCTGAGAGGCCCAGAGTTCATTGAAAGTGAATATAAGCCTGTAGACTTTCTGTATGACAAGAAACAAGGCAGATGGCTTAACTCACTTATTGATGACTTGGAGAATGATGCTGAGGCTAGAGATAAGTTCAATCACATAGTAGTGATAGAACATAACAGAAAGGAATATCAGCAGTGGACTCCACTTGACACATTCCTTACTCTGTTCAATCAATATAATGCAGAGCCTATCAAGGGTGGTGAAGGGTATGCTTGGTATCAGATGCCTCTGTTGTCAGATGCAACTAGTGCTGAGTTCCTTAGAGCCAAGAGAGTCAGGAAGAATTATGAAGAGGTACTTCTTGACAAGTTTGCAGATGTTGTAAGACAAGAGTATAATAGGATTATAACAGTCAAGCAGAGGAACAATACCTCCAATATCAAAAAGATTGCTTACTATGACATGACTGATGATAGTGAGGGAGGTGCTAAATTCCACTTCTTCCCTAAGCTGAATACAGAAGCCTTCAATAAGGATGGAAAGACATTCTTTGAGCAGTTGGCTGAGGTAGCTGATGATACAGATGCTTTCAACCAAAGAGCTAAGGAAGCTGTCCAGACTATTATGGATGAGGACTTTATAGCTGCACTTGACAACTGGACATCTATTGGATTATTTGATAAGGTGGATGAGAACAATGAGAACTCATCATTCAAATACTTCAAACAAAGAACCAGAGAGAATGTAGAAGCTGCTCTTAGAGAGTATTACTGGAACACTACTTATATGCAGTCTCAAATCATACAGCTAATGACTACTGACCTTGCATACTATGGCAACTATACTAACTTTACCAAGAGAGCACTGGAGTTTCACTCTCCTACAGAGAAGTTGAATACCCTTGCAAAGTGGAATGGTGAGTATGCACTAGCAAGTGAAGATGAGAATGGCAATGTTACTGTAAGACCTGAAAGGGTTATCTATCTAACTGATGAGGTTAAGCCCTCCAACTGGATGGAGGATATTGAGGAAATCATTGACCAGAAGATAGCTAAGGGGGAACTTACGAAGTATGATAAGACCGTCATACTTAAGAAGTGGGGTGATACTAATGTGACTGATGCTCAGGCATTCAGAACATTGAAGTCCTTCAGGGCAACCCAGATAGCTGCTGATATGTGGAGTGATGATGCTGAAACAGCTTACAATAATATAAGGAAGAATACTTGGACTGCGCAGGACTTTGTGGTCCTGTGGAATACCAGAAAGCCTTATCTTTATACTCAGACTAACCAATCAGACAGGGTTGGTGGTATCATGAGATTAGCTGTACAGCATAAGAACTCTGAAATGATAATGCTTACACAAGCTATATTTGGTTCTATACTCCATCAATCTGGTAAACTCAAGGGTTTGTCAGAGTTCATGGAAGATAAGAACATAGATGTAGCCATGTTTGGCACAGCAGTTAAGGTAGGAGGCCAAAGTTTCATAGACCTTAATGGCATTGAAGATGCTGAGGAGGTCAAGAGTAAGCTCCAGAAGGAAGTTTATGTAGAAGGAACTGATAATATAAATCCTGAGGTTGTGCATGAGTACAACTGGGATGATTATGGTATTCAGGTTGCTACTCCTGAGCATGGTATTAATGCCATTCAGCTTGTGGGTACTCAGATTAGGAGACTTGTAGGTACTGATATGGGAGCTGATGCTGTGTTTAAAGTAGGTAACAAGAGTCTTACTAGAGACCAGTGGAGAGACTACTTCAATGCTATCAATACAGCTAATATAAGAGAAGCCTTTGAGAAGCTGGATAAGGAGTTCAAGGACCCTAAGAAGATTTCTGACTTGCTTATTAGTGAAATCAAGAGCAACTCTAGGTACAGTAATGACCTTATAGAGGCTGTAACACTTAATGAGAATGGACAATTCAATATACCTATCTTCGACCCTTCACAGAGTCAGAAGATACAGGAGCTACTTAACAGCATAGTTAAGTCTAGAATAGTGAAGCAAAAAATAGATGGAGGTTCACTTATCCAAGCTTCTGCATGGGCATTGAATGAGAAGGATAGACCTCAGATTGTGTGGGGTATAGACAAGGATGGTCAGAAGTATATCAAATATGTTGAAGCCTACATTGCCTGCCCCGATGACAGACTATATGAACTCCTACTTGAGGATGATGGAAGCATCAACATAAACAAGAAGGATAGTAATGGAAAGCCTATAGTACCTGAAAAGTACAGAGAAGCTATTGGCTATAGAATCCCTACTGAGGATAAGTACTCAATGATACCTATAAGAGTCAAGGGGTTCTTACCTAGACAGGTTGGTTCTGTAATCATACTTCCAGAGGAAATCACTACCACTACTGGTTCTGACTTTGATGTAGATAAAATCTACATGATGTATCACAGCTTGAATTTTAAGAATATCTATGACATTAAAGCTGCTTGGGATGATTTCTACAAGAGCAATCCAGACATAGTAGAGTCCATTGAGAAGTCAAAGAGAGAGAACTTCAAGAGAGCTATAGATGAAGCTATTGAGAAGAATCCAGAAGCTGACTTGGACCAGTATGACATGGATGAGCTGTTTGAGGACTTCATCAAGCCATACAAGAACTATGAGTGGGTTGAAGGTGTGAAGGAGGCATTCTCTGCAAGGTTCAATCTTGTCAAGGATAGATACCTGAGCCAGAAGTCTATAGAAGTAGTTACCTACAATGATGCAGATATAGACCTCAGTGATTCTAATGAGAACAGAAAGGTTGATATATACAGACAAGCCAAAAAGAATACTAAAGCTCAAAGAGATAGCATGATGATTGATTTGATGTGGTCAGTATTAACCAACTCTGATACTGTTGGAAAGATGATTAACCCTGGTAACTTTGATGAACAGAAGAGAAATGCTAGAATAGTTAATCTTCTAGACAGCCTTTCATTGAATGAAATTGATAAGCTGGGTGGTATTAACAAGATACTTAATCTAAGTCTTAAAGAGGCTAACAAGATGTTGGAGAAGTATGGTAAGATTGTAAATCCTCTTACTCCTGACACTTGGATTACTTATCAACAGAGGAACATGTCTGGTGCAGGTCTTGTACCTATGGCAGCTACTCAGAATGCTTCTCATGCCTTGACACAATTGACTAAGAACTTTGGCTTGAAGAAACCTTACAGGTTCATATTTAATGGTAAGAGGTTAGGCTCTCTCAACTCTGTAAAGAGTGCAGATGGCAAGTTCATCTCTAGGAATGTATGTAGTTATCTAGCTGCTTTTGTTGACAATGCCAAAGACCCTGTAGCAGGTGATTTGAACATTAATAATAATACAGCTAACCTAGCATTCTTATTGCTTAGAATTGGTAACTCCCCTATCACTACCAGTCTTATATTAAGACAACCTGCAATGATGAAGGTCATGAGGTATGTGAATAGTGGCAGATACTCAATGAGTCAAGCTATTGAGGAAGCCATGGAAGACTACAGAAAGCAAAGAGGTAACTCTCCTTACAGTGGTAAGACCATTGACTTTAACTTTACCGATGAATGGCTGGCTGCTAATATAGCTGCCGAGAAGAATAGTGGTGATATTCACTCAATCCATATAGAGGAGGTGGACTTTGCAGCCAATCAGATAAAGGTTCTAGTCATGTTAAAGGGGATGAATACTGCTGCTGATGCTCTGGGAGATGTGGTAAGGAGAATAAGAAGTGACTCTCAAAGTGGTGGTGTTGGTGGTTCTATTGCTGCTGGTAATGATAAGATAGATGGTCTTATGTCTATCCTACAAAAAGCTGCTACTGATGCTAATTATCCTTTGCAGGGTCTTGGCTTCATCAATGAGATGTTCATAGATACCAGTGAGGATGAAATCATCAATAGTACACTTCCTATTCAGACTGCTACATTCCAATGGGGTCTGATGGCTACACATGACTGGTATGCTAGGTTATTCCCCCAAGTGTCTGAGCAGTTCAGAGAAGTAGCAGATTTGGCTAAGGCTTTCACAACCTATGGTAATCTTGATGATACTACTATCAACAGGGTTTATAGTCAATATTTGATATACCTTATGACTGGCATCTCCAATGACTTTAGGGGTGACGCAGATATAAGAAACTACTACATCAATGAGTTCCCTGCTGAGTTCAACGAGTTCAAGTCAAAGAATCCATACCTGATAGAGAGTGTACCTCTTCTGAGAAGATTGAGAGTACTGTTCTCAAACAAATACAATGGCTCTCCTACTATTGTGTTCAGTAATGTTGGTAAGGTAACTGATATTCAATCTGAGGATTACAGAAGTGATTTCAGAAACCTACTAGCTAATAAGAACACAAGAGATATGGCAGCTAAGCTACTAAAGTATGCTTTCTATAGAGGTCTTGGATTTAGTCCTAATGGCTTCTCAAACTTGATTCCTACACAGTTAAAGATGTGTGATGTTACTGATTATGTTGCTACATTAAGAGGTGTTCTAGATATGAAGACCAATGATGGAGACAATCTCCAGTTCATGTATCAATATATAAGGAACAACATGGAAGACAGAAGGTTTGTGCCTGAGGTATCAATGACTGGTATCTTTAAAGGGGAGCCTGAGGATAGCTTCACTGTTACAGTAACCAAGAAATCCTCTCAGGACATGAAGAGATTCATATATCCTATGGAGGGTGATGAGGTCAGATACAGAGAATTTGTATGCTATACATATAAGAGTGGTAAATACTACTATGCTTATGATAGTACAAGTAATACCTACAAGAAAATAAAGCCTCTTGGGAGTTCTCAGTATCAGGAGTATGACTATAATTCTATGGGACTCATAATGGAAACTCAAATTAAGGAAGCCAAGCAGAAGGGTTTTAACTTTAGGGATGACTACAGGGCTGCTAGCTCAATTGAGTCAGCAATGACTCAGTTTGAAATATCAGAGAAAGCATATAAGAATATGCCTAGCTTTGATATGCCTGCTCCTACACTGGATGACCTATATAGTACCAGTAGAGAAGCTAGAGCTGCCCAATGGCAAGAGCTGGATAGGCAGTTTGAGCCTAGAACTCCTACAGCAGAAGACCTTAGCAAGCTTGATGCAATGGGACAGTTTGAAGACTTCAGCAGAATTGATGCAGTGTCTAAAGATTTAGAAGGTAACATTAAATGTAAACAAAGATGAGTACAAGTTGTGTATTACATCCTAGATTGAGCAATGGGGAGAAATCCCCATTGTTCTCTAGGTTAAAAAATTTCCTAGGTGACAGGAAGTCAGCAGAGGATGTCTATTATAGGGCCATCAATCCATCCTTTAGAGAAGCATTCCCTAATGTAAGGTTTGACCATAATGGAGAGCCACTGCTTGAAGACCTTATAACCCAGTGTGGTATTGGCCATAGTAAGAGTAATGAAGCTATGCTTGATTACCTCAATAGTGAGTATGGCACTAAGCCTGTACCAAGAACTATGCAATCAGCCATAGAGCTACAGAATAGAGCAGCTTCTTTCAATATCAACAGTCCTCTTAATAAGAGATACTCTGCTGAAATAACCTCTTCTGGACATGATGTGTCTATGGAGGTAGTTACAGCTACAGGTAATGGGAGGGATTTAGGTAAGCAACAAAGATTTAATGCTGAGCTTAATAATCAGTTAATTAAGCTATTAAATAGCTGGGGTGCAGATGTTGCAGCTCTAACTGAGCTTGAAGAGGCTGGCAATGTCAATGGAGTCATGGACTTAAGTGCTGGCATCAATGCTGCTACTGGTCTTAAGGAAGTTATAAGAATATCTAAGAGACATAAGTGGTCAAATGTATCTAAAAAAGAGAATATACTTACAGATGAAGAGCAAGAGATATTAAATAATGCCCCTAGAGATAGTCGGGGTCAGTTACTTGCTCCTAATGGTAAAGTATCTAATCTTACAGAAAAGCAATATGCTCAAGTAAGAACTAAAGCTTTTAAAGATTGGTTTGGTGATTGGGAAAATAATCCTAGTGAAGCTTCTAAAGTAGTTGATAGAAATGGTGAACCAGCAATAGTTTACCGTGCTGGTGAAATAAATAAAGATGGCACTTTAAAAACTAGATATAAAGCATATTATTTTGCTGTTACGAGAGGTATGGCAGAACAATATGCTAAATTAGAAAATGTTCCTATTCATGAGTTCTTTCTTAAAGCAAATAGTATTAATGCTATTCGTGATTCAGCAGTTATAATAGATAGTCGTGGTAATAAAGTCCCTAAAAGAGGTTTATTTGAAATGCCTTGGACTGTTGAAGATGTTAATATTATTTTAGAGGGTAATGAAGCTGCTTTTTCTAGTGGTGAATATTTAGTTTCTTCTCCTAATCAAATTAAAGCAGCTACAGATAATTCGGGAGGTTTTAGTAATAATGACAATGATATAACTGACGACACCTATGATTCTAATATATTAGCAGAAGAGTGGGGCCACTTTGTAGTTGATGCTGTAAAGGATAGCCCATTAAGAGATAGGATGCTTAACTCATTAAGGGATGAGGAGGTATTACAGAGAGTGCTTGGCAGCGAGTATGACAGGTACAATGAAGTTTATAAAGGTGATATAGACCTTATGGCTAAGGAAGCATTGGGTAAGATGATGGCTCAGGTACTTAATAATTATGACCCTACAGCTCCTAATGATAGACTTTTTGAAAGGTATAAGAATAGAATACTTGATTTCTTTAGCAGAAGAGATATAGATGAAATTGATGAAATAATCAACAAAGTTAGAGAACAGGTATATGAATTTACTACCAATGTCTTTAATGGTAAGTATCAACTCAATATTAGCAGTAGAGACTATAACAAGAGATTATTCAACCTTGGCAATGATGTATCAAGGGATTATAATATCTTGAAGAGGATTATTCAACAAGAGAGGAAGAGGCTGGCTATCTATGGTAAGGGAGCTAAGGCTACTGCTAAGGAAAGGGAGGAGAAGAGAGGCTCCTTTGATGAGAAGCAAAAACTCTTCATAGATAAACTAAGCAATGACCTTGAGAACCATAGGGAACTGGAAGGTATATATACATACTTGACAGAGGCTATCAGAATATTGAGGCAGCTTAGTGATAAACTTGATACTGTGCATAACTCACAGACTAGTTGGAAGGATAAGTTCTCAACACTTAGAAGTATCAGGGATTATATGTCATCCTATGGTAGTATCATGGAGGAGTTGAGACAAGAGATGTATAAGGCAAGGCAAGAGGGGGATATAAGGTTCAAAGAGAAGCTACAAGAGTCTCTTGATGAGTTCTCAGGTCTACTTGCTGGGTTAGGCTCTGATTGGGCAGAAGTGTCTAAGGATGAGTTTGCTAGATTCCTTACTCCATTTGAAGGAGAGAGTATCTCAATGTCTATTAGGGGTGAGAGGAAACAATACAATATAAGAGAGCTTCTTGACTATATAGAGAAGGATATTTCTGTAGTAGAAAGGTGGACTGATGCTATGGCAGACAGTACTGACCCTATACTTAGAATATATGACTCTTTAGTTAAAGACCAAAAGAGCAAGGCTAGGTATAACACTATCAATAATGAGAAAGAAATACTGATGCACTCCAAGAAGCTGGAGGATGCTGGTGTAAAGAATACTAACTTCATGTATGAAAAGACCAGTGATGGTAAGATTACAGGCAACTTTGTAACCAGATATAATTGGGGAGATTACTTTGCAGCACTTAGTAAGTACGCCAAGAGCTTACCCAAGGATATGGAGAGAGAAGAGAAGTCTATCCTAATCAGCAGATGGAAGAGGGCTAATACAGACAGGAATGGTAATCCCATAGAGAAATACTATAATCCTCAGTATGATGCTATCCAAAGGAATGCAGCTATGAAGGAGTACTATGACTTCATGATTAATCTAAAGAGGAACCTTGACTATAGATTACCAGCAAGGTATGTAAGGTTTAATAAAGCTCCTCAAATAAGGAGAGACTTCTTGGAAAGAGTAATGGGTAAAGGTAATAAGTTCCAGTACTTATGGGAGAGTTTCAAGGATAACTTGGTTAGAAGGGAAGATGACACTGAGTTTGCTTATGCAAGGCAAGACTTTGAAGGTAATCAGATATATAATCTTCCTATCTACTATACAAGACCTCTTAAGGACAAGAATGACTTATCAACTGACTGTACATCAACTATGATAGCCTATGCTGCTATGGCTAATGACTATGCGGCTATGAATGATGTCATAGATGCTCTTGAGACAGGAAGGACAATACTCTCTGAGAGAAGAGTGGCACAAACCAGAGGTAACAAGGTTATGAGAGAGATACTTAACAAAGTACCCAGCAATCTGACTAAGAAAGGTGATGTAGCTAACTTTATGGCCAGGCTCAATGACTTCATGCTTATGCAAGTATATGGTGAGCAGATGAAGGATGAGGGTACTGTACTGGGAGTTGATGTTGGTAAGGCTGTCAATATGCTGAATAAGCTACAAAGCTATGGTACTACTGCCCTATCAGTACTTACTGGTACTGCTAACTTGGCACAGAATGTTGTGATAAGCAACATAGAGGCTATCTCTGGTCAGTTCTTTAATAAGTCTGAGCTTGCTAAGGCTGATTGGGAGTACACAAAGTTGTTACCTCAGTACCTAAGTGAGATAGGTAATAGAATACAGACTAGTAAGATGGCCCTCTTTGCAGAGAAGTTTAATGCTCTTCAAGACTACAAGCAGCATGTGAAAGGTGTAGACTGGGATAGAAAGACTTGGTTCTCAAGGTTCTTTAAGGAAGATACTCTATGGTTTACTACTAGTGCAGGAGACCACTACACTCAGATGAGGACTGGTCTTGCTTTGGCTATGAGGTTGAAGCTACAAGACAAGGATGGTAAACCTATAAGTCTGTATGATGCTCTTGAGGTGCAGTACCTTGATGAGGCTCATCCTGAATATGGAGCCAACCTAGTAATCAAGAAAGGAGTAACTGACCAAGATGGTAAAACTGTGGGTAATGATTACCTCACTAGTGTTACTAGGAAGATAAGAGGCATTAACAATAAGCTATATGGTATCTATAACCAAGAGGATAAGAATGCTTTGCAGTCCAGAGCAGTAGGTAGATTACTTATGATGTATAGGAACTGGATGAGACCTCTATGGCTAAAGAGGTATGGAGTTGAGAGGTACAATTATGACACTGGTACTTTTGAGGAGGGATATTACAGAACCTTATGGAACTTTATGAATACTCTTAGAAAGGACTTGAAGAAAGGTGAGCTTGATATAGTAAAGCAATGGCACAATCTTGATGGTGCTCAAAAGAGCAACATATATAGAGGTCTTGCTGAGATAGCGACATTCCTATCTCTTATGGGTATCATTGCAACACTCAAGGGTGTACCAGATGATGATGACAAGGATAACTGGTTGACTGAGTATGTTACCTATTCAATCGTCAGGTTGAAAGCTGACTTAGGCTCTCTGATGCCTGGTCCTACCATGCTTGATGAAGGTCTGAGGTTGTTTGACAATCCATTTGCAGCAGTGAGAGTTTTAAGGAACTCAAGACAGTTGCTTAATTTGTTTGACCCAGATGTTTGGACTACAGAGATAGACCAAGGCATCTATAAGGGATATACTCAAGCAGAGAAGATAATGTTACAACCTGTACCATTTATCAGGCAATTCCAAAACTTGTTTGACCCAGAGGAGCCAACAAGGTGGTATAAATAACAAAATAGGGAGAGTAGAAATACTCTCCCTATTTTTTTTTTACTATCACAAGATTACTTGCAAGCTGGTATAAATGACTCTCTTTGAATAGCATCAGTACCATCCCAGTACTCTTGTATATCCTTCTCTTCCATTCCCTCAAACATAGGACTTATTATAGCTTTCTCAGCATCAGTCATTTCTCCCCACTTCTTTCTGGCAAGCTGACTTCTACCAAGAGCAGTACTTAAGTCTATAGCTACAGAAGCCTTCTCATCCTTCTCCCTCTTATTTATAGCTTCTTGGTTAGAAGCTTGCTGAGTAGGAGTAGTAGGCTTTAAACTATTCAGCCTATCAAGAGCATCAAGACCTCTCTTCATTCTATCATCAGGCTTAGGAGTTTCTTTAGGGGCCTCCTTAAGCTCTATTGAATTACCATAAGGACTATTATCCAGTGGTGTATAACTCATAGCATCCTGTATAGCAGCAGCTACATTATCAGCCTGTATGAAGTCCATAATGTTGTTTCTAGTTCTTCCTACTTCATCAGATACTAATGAGGGGTCTATTGTCATTGACCTACCATTAGGTAGTACTAACTTATAACCATCATCTACCTTAGCTAAGTAGAATGTTTGATTATTGCTAGTAGTAAACAGTACTTGCATATCTGCTTGATGGTACTCTGGCTTTCCCTTGCCCATAGTCACATACTGACCTTTTATAGTTCTAAGTGATGATGGTGGCTGACTTGCTGGTGCCTTATCAGTTTCAAATACACCACTCTGATATGTCAAAGGTACATAGTTTTCTGGGAATATTCTAGTTATTACTCCATCCTTCTCTTTACTATATTTGAGTTGGAATGGTACTATAATCAGATTAGATACTGGAACACCAAAGCTATCTTCAAACAACTTGGCATAAGCACTCAACTGTAGAGTATATTGGTCTTTGTTACTTCTAGTAGAGTATCTAGGATTCACAACTCTTGAGAAGCTAGAGTCCTTAGTAGAGTACTTACTTGTCTTGAAATCAAATATACTTATCTCACCAGTGCTAGGATTATAAGCAAACACATCAAGCTCCCCTGCTATTCTTCTACCATCAGAGTACTTATGGAATACCACAGTCCTGTCAGCAACCAACTTGAGACCTCTTCTGTTTGCATCATCCCTGAACTTACCTAATCCTCTCTTCAAAGCACCAAAGGCTTCATCAGACATGCCCTCAGGCTTAGTTACATTAGTAGGGTCTATTAAGAATTGTCTTGCTATCTCATCTACTAGGGAACCTCTACTTGTAGCAGCATCTCCTCTGCTTGGTCCTATATAGTTAGAGCCTATTACAGAGTGTACTCTTTGATACTCGTGGTATTGACCATCTTCCTCTTTAATCATGTAAGAGCCACTAGAGGTATCTGGCTTGCCATTGTCATCTCTAAGCACAAGCTTCTGAGATTCTTGGAGAGATTTTGTAGCAGTGGCTGATTGAGATGCCTTACTCTTTCTACCATCAAGAGTAGCCTCTAACTCCTCAACCTCTTTAGGAGATAGGTACTTGTTAGTAGCTCTATTATAGCCTCTCTTACCATTCTTATCTACTATGAGCACCTTACCATCATGCTGATTAACACCAAAGTAGTTAGTACCATAAGCAGAATTTATATAAGCAAGGTCTTTGACCTGTTGGGCATCCTCTCCTAGGTCTACTATAGAGCCAGTTTGGTCAAATATAATACCATTCCTTACAAAGTATTCCTTACCTCCATACTGTACCCTAGTACCTCCTTTAGCTTGCTGTGATGCCTTAGCTCTCTCAAATGCACTATCAGTATGAGTAGTGTTAGGCTTCTCATTTAATAAGAACCAAGTTCCCTGCATTCTCTTACCAGTAAGGTAAGTGGTAAGTACATTGCTATCTCTTAACCTGTTAGCATACTCTTGGCCTTTCTTGCCAGTGAGCTTCTTAGCATTAACATTGAAAGCAAGGTTAGCTTCATAGAAAGCATTAAGCACTTGGTTATATACCTCCTCTACAGGTGCTGTGTAAGGTTCAGATGTTTGTGTAGTACCAGCTCCTATATTAAGAAGTGATTTCTTTGCAAACCTCTTTAATAGTATATTCCTGTTCTGTCTTTTACCATCCCTATCAGCAAAAGCTATCTGCAATGATATGTCATTGTCCTTGCTTACTATATTGATGTGGAAACTATCTGGTATATATAGTAGCTCTATCAAGTCCATATATACATTGTCAAGAGCCTCATCAAATCCCTTCTCAAGGTTAGCTATACCAGCCAAGTTATTAAAAACTTTCTTCAAGTCATTAGCTATAGGATTATCCTGTGTATCTAAGTCAAACTCAGTCTTATTCAAGTGTCTTATATGAATCATCTTAGGACTGAGAGTACCTTTACTGTTAGGCAGAAGTATATATACTTTACCATCAGAGTTAGCCTCATCAAATACTGGCTCTACAAAGGTATCTGTATTAGCTTCCATAGACCTGTTCTTCATAACACCTATAGTAGCATCATCAGTGCCTAGCAAGTCTCCTACTGATTGAGGCTTACTCCTGTCATAGCCATATTGACCACTCATTACCTTAGATACTCTTACAGTAGGTTGTTCACCCTTCTTAGCCTTATCCTTTATTTCTTTTACTCCTTCGATAGCCTCATCAGTGTTCATATAGTTCACTAATGTGCCTTTATGATAGAGTGCCAATAACTCAGAATGCTCATCTGTAGCAGGCTCATATCTTACCTCAAGCTCATCACCTTCCTTTACATTACCTTCATTGACATGATCAAAGGCATTCTTACCAGTCTTAGGGTCTACTTCCTTTAACTTGTTATATACATAGGAGTAGCCTTGATTCCTATTATCACCAACAAAGTCAATCAATACTCCACCCCTCTTTGCATCCAAGTCAAACTGTGGTATGATTGATTTAATCACTCTTGTTACTGCTGTAGGTTTATACTTACTTGCCTCGGCTTCTTTTAATACCTCTTCTAGACTTGGAGGATTAAATGTATCAGGTTTAGATAACTTTTCTACTCTATCAATTATATCCGCTATTGCATCATTACCAACCATAGAAGAGAGAGCATTAACACTTCTCTGTGTTTGTCTTATAAGTTTAGGGTCTTTAGACTTACTAAGCTTTTCAATATTATTAGCTATCTGACTAGCTAATGTTTTAGCTTCTGTCTTAGCTTCTGGTGCTATATTGAGCTTATCAACCTTGTTAATAGTCTCATCAATGCTGAAAGGTTTATCTACAGGGGGCTGGGCTACATCATCTTTACCTACATTATCAGGTCTCTTTGTTCCAGTCTTCTTAGCTTCAACATCCTGCTTTTGGCTATTGCCACTATCTACTTTTTCCCTGGCTGCTATTACTATTTTATTAAATTCATTGTCAAGGGTCTCTTGAGCTTTTTCATCCCAAGTTGTTGCTTCAAGTGGAAGTTCTGTTGCCAGTACCTCATTACTCAAATCATCATAAGTGGCATTCTCATTGAATCTCCTATTGAGCATATCAAGAAGTTCAGATTCATGCTCACTATCAGAGCTATTAATTAACTCAGTAGCTTTCTTCTTGAACAGTGAAGCTTTCTTATAACTCCTAGCTGCATCTGAGCTACTGCCATTCAAGTCATCAAGTGTAGCTTCACCATTATTTATAAGTGCTTCTACCTCTTGGAAGTTTGCAGTTTTATTCAGTGCTTCAACTTGCTTGGCTCTTGTTATTTCTGCATCCTTGTCAATGTTCTGTTTGTCAGCTTTTGCATGGTCCTCCTCTTGCTTCTTAGGGTTGAAGAGATACTCAGCAAACTTATCTTGGTATATCTTTGAAGCATTACCTAGTCTTGATAAGTCATCTAGCTTCTTTAATACACTCTCCTTGTCATTTACACTAAGTACATCATTGTCAAGTTTATTAACCTGTACCTTTAGCCCCTCAAGCATATCAGGATTCTTAGCAAGAGTAGCAGCCATGGTCTCATTATCAAGACTTCTGACGAAGTTAAGATTATCAATAGCCTTTGTTGTAAGTTGTATGACTCTGTCTGCTCTCCTATAGTTCTCACTAAGGTCTGTATGAACCATACCTTCATGTGTCCTGATAGACTCAGCAGCTCTCATTTGAGATTCTAGTCTACCTATTACATTATCTATAGTATCCTTAACTTGACTAGACATTTCACCAGCTCTCTTAGCCCAGTTACCAAGCTGAGTCTGCATCCATGTTAACTCTTCAAGTTGTTCATCTGATAATTGTTGGCCTGTATTAATATCAAGCTTCTCCCTTGTCTCTTGATATTGTTTAATAGTTTCAAAAATATCATCTTTATTTTTTGTAAGTTCAGAAATCATTTTTTGCTTACTCTCTTCATTACCAAAATTAGATGATATACTGCTATCTTTTTCTTTTACTGCCCAATCTGCAAAAGGCCCTATTAGTTCACCATTTTCATCTATAGTAGTAGTATTTCTAACTATTGCATCTAAGTTTTCATCAGAAGTATCAAAAGCTTCACCTATCATACCCTTTAATTCTTCTAATCTACCTGCATTATCAAAGGTAAGAATATCAGATACTAATTGAGCATGCTCAGCATTTTTAAATTCAAAAGCATCCCCATCCTCAGCAGCTCTATCCATATCCTTTTGATACTTATTATGCCTAATAAGTCCTTGATAATAATTTTTAAATTCAGGAGATTGCATTCTATTATTCATATAATTAGCAATATCCTGTTCTCTTTTTATTTTATCTTTGTATTCTCTCCATTCATTTATAGCTCCTCCTTTAAGAGTAATCGGGGATTGAATAGAACCAGATTCACTCCTAATGCTCCTAAAACTAGGCATACCTAATGCACCAGTAATAGCACCAATAGCAAACTCTTCCCATGCAGAACCATCATTCACAGTCTCATTAATACCATGAGCAAATGATTTCGCCCAATCAAGTGTTTCTTGTTCTGCTTCTCTATCAGTCTTGGCTTTATAGAAATTATTTACATCAGTAGTATAATAATGACCTGCTATATTACTAGCCATACCCTGTGTAATTTCTTCAGTACCTTCAGATAATGCACCCCTAGTTATTGCAGCAGTAGCACCTAATTTAGTTGTAGCTGCTTCAAACTTACCATCTCTTTTAAGTATATTAACTGCTCTTCTAGAGGATTTAAATCCATTGGCATATAATTTAGCAAACTGAAAAAGATTAGATGCTGTAAGGATAGGTATATTAAAAAGTAAATCCATATTGCCCATCTTTAATCTATCCTCAGTAAGTTTACCTAAAGCTTCATTATAAGCTCCTATTTCATCTTGAATTAAGATAGAAGCTTCAGTAGTATCACCATACTTGTCTTTTATAGCTTGAACTCTTTGTAAGTGTTCAACATCTAACACTCTCTTATTATCTTCAAACCATTGTTTACTATTATTAAGTGCTTCAATTCTTCCTTCATTAACTGCTGACATTGCAGCACCTGCACCTGAAAGTACCATTTTGGGGACTTTAGAAGCTTTAGCAAATTTAGCTGCTTTAGCAAGAGTTCCTATAAGCTGGGGTATCTTTATTGCTTTAAGTGCTGCTGAGAATACACCACCACTATAAAAAGCACCCACTGCAAAACCTAAGTTCTTGATAAGCTTATCCCCTAAGAAGTTAGCGGTAAAAACATTTTCATACCAAGGTTCTTCAGTTTCTTGAGTTGAATAGTAATTAGGATGTACTTGCTCTGATACTTCATTAACTGTTTGCATGAGCCTTGAGAAATCGTTATCCCAAAGACCAGACCAGCCCTTTCCATTAAACGCTTCACCTATTCCAGTTACTAATCCTACAGTACCATCAAGAAATGTAGTACCAGCAAGTGTAACACCTTTAGCTAAACCATTAATTACCTTTAGGTACCAAGGTTGACTTGAAGCCCTTTGATTTTGAATATCTTCAGGAGTAGCATTTATTAAAAGACCTTTATCATAAGTAGAACTACCATAGTCTAAACCTGTATTAATGGGAGTTATTAAAGAGGGGTCTTCTAATGCTTCATATCCTATGTGTCCTTGTGATACATCATAATTTCTATAAAGAGCTTTAGCCTTTAAATTTTGTATGTCATTTAACTGAGATTCTGACAAAGCTGCATCTATAGGATTAGATGCTTGTGAATATAAGTCAGGATTCCTAACCCCTCTAAGGGGTTTAGGACCTGTTTCAGTTATTTGTTTTTGTCTTACCATTTAAATTAAACTATAATTATATTATCTATAAATTATATAGGTTGTTATTTATGGGATTGCATTTTCTGATGTATTATGCACATTATATACTGGAGATTTATAGGAACTACCAGCAGCATTTACCATACCTCTTACATAAGCTCCTCCACTATTATCTATAGCATCTTCTAATATTTTTCCAGCTTTAGAAGAATAGTATGCTGCATCTCCCCAATCTCTAATCAATTGATTTTTGGTATTTATAGCATCACTTAAAACTGGAACATCTATGTTATATACCTCATTCATCATACTACCTAAATTATTAGCATTAATGAAATAAGATTTTCCATTAAATAGCATAATCATTCCCCTATTTTCTTTATTTGGAGAAGCAAGAAATCTTACACTTCCTTTTACTTTGTCATTATCAGCATCATAGAAATCATCTAAATCTAATTCCTTTGGGTTCAACTTCAATTTACCAGCTTTATCAAATTCTTCAATTTCTTTAAATTTAACTTTACCTTTAGTACTTACTAAAGGTAGCATACTCTTGAATGTTTCGGTAGGATTATCAAACTTAATATCAAATGTTTTCATGCTATAAGCTCCTACTCCTTGTTCAAGTGTGGACTTCATCTGCCTAGAAATATCAGATAATTGCCATATCTTCCTTCCATTAAGATTATAAGGGGTATAATTACTATTTAGTGTCTTCACTATATTATCATAGTACATAGAAACAGTTCTTATATTTTCATTCTGGAATTCTTGGAAAGTTGTTACATTTTTTGAACTTTTTGGTATTAAGTCTGGGTCTTTAACATTATAATTAATAGGCACTTGATGTGCTTTAAAATCTTTTAGTATTTCCTCTTTAGACCTTAATATTCCTTTATCATTAAATAATTTTACTTCAATACCATGTCCTATATCAACATACTTACTATATTTTCCATTTAAGTTTCCTGATAAACCTAACCTTTTTGCAAGACCATATATTTTCCTGCTTAAATTTGCACCTTCTGCATTAGGACTTAATAAATCTATTAAATTTATAGGTATTCTGCCTTGACTAGCATTATTTGCAGCTTGTCTTTGTTGTGTATAATGATTAGCTAATGCTTGTCTATAACCCTCTAAACCTGCTTGGTCAGTAAGCATTTGTGATTCATCTGGTCCTATAGCACTATAAGCACCTTGGTTAGCATAATAATAAGCTTTTCTCAGAGCCTCTGCATCTCCCCAATCTTTAACACCACTCCCAGTAACTACATCATCTACTATTTTAGTTAATATCTGACTAGCATTAGGGTCTCTTCTAATTACTGCATCTACATCTTCTGGTCTAAACCCTCTATGTTTAATATATTCATATTGATAAGGCAATAACTTCTTTAATTTAGCTCTACCTTCTTCACTCCCTCTAGCTTGTGTAGCAAGTTTACTTGCCATATTAGCTACTTGTTGGGTAAGCATGGCACCATTAATTGGAGTTCCATAGTCTAAAGCTGGATTATCAATGAATTTATCAAGAGAAGTAGCAGCCATGTTTCTTTGAAACAACATAGTAGGATTTTGAGCGAGTAACTTTCTTTGCTCATCTGAAAGAGCCTGTCTTCTTTTATAAGCTTGTTCAATAGGTACTATTTCTTTATTATACCTATTTCTCATATTAAGCATATTTTTTCTGCTTGTAACATTTAAACCCTCCCTTGCTAATTGCTCTGCCTGCATATTAAGGTCATCTGCATAGGTTTTATACATTTTATAAGCATTAGGGTCTGTTTGTTCATTGGCCAAGTTTTCCCATACATTAGCTTTAGTAGCTAGTTCACTATATTGATTCTCTAATTCTTGATGAGCTTGAGTAGCCATTAATGCAGGAGCCAGAAAATCTTGATACGTAAAGGGTTTAAATTGAGAATTTGCAATTAATGTATAATTAGCCACGTTTACCTCCTTTTCTAATAGTTAAATAACCACCTCTGGCCCTAGTAGTTCCTTTATAAGGAACTCCGTCACCTCTTGTAGAGGCACCATATAACAAAGCAGGGCTTTCATTTACCCAAGCTTTCATTACTTCTTCTCTACCAATATCACCAAGAGAATTAAAGAAGTTAGTAAGATTAGCACTAATAGCAGAACCTCTTCTAGCATCAATAGCATCTCTCATAGCTATTGCTTGTGCCATACCACTTAGTCTACCACTCTTTGCTTTTAAGGCAGCTTCTTGGTTAGCCATTGCAGATTTTAATCCCATTTCAGCATTAACTTGATTAGTGCCCCTATTAAATGCAGCAACTCTTTCTCTTTGGCCTTGGTTATATTCTTCAGCCTGTCTTACAAAATCTCCTAATCTACTTTGTGCATTATAATCTGAAGCCACTAAGCCAGCTAAAGCAACTGCTCTATTACCAGCACTTTGATTTACAATAGCTCTTCTTGCAGCACCTGATTGTGTATTTAATTTATTAGTGAAATAATTTCTGTCTAATGGATTATATTGTATATAATCACCTATAGGTGTATAACTTGTAGGGGTATAATTACCCATCTGATTAGCGGCATTTAATATAGTATCAGCACCACTATAGTCAGGCTTACTAAATAAGTTTTGTCCTAATCCTATAGCTGCACCTAACACAGGAGCGTATCTAAGGTTAGTTAATGTGTTAGGTTTTTTCTTACTTGTACTATATAAATTATCTATAGTACTATTATCAATAATACCTCTTGCTGACTTTGCAACCATAGAAGTACCTGTGCCTAAAGGAGCTTCATTATTATATACTCTAGCTACATCCAATAGCTCATTATCATCTGGGGCAGCAACATAACTTGGTATAGTTGTAAATGGAGATTGACCATAGGTACTCATGAATCTTTCATAAGGATTTAAGGATTGAGGTTGTTCACCCATCCCATCAAATAGAGTACCCATTCTGCCTCCATGTGCATATTTTTTACCTTCTTTTTTCATTTGTTCTTGTTCTTGTTCTCTTATAAGCTCTTGAGCTTGCTGCAATTTAACCATAGAACTTATTAAACCTCTTTCACTTATTGGGTCATTGGGTCTTTCTTCAGCCTCCTTACTTAATTTCTTTGCAGCTTTTGCAAAAGTAAGGTCCTTACCTTTACTCAAACCTAGAGAACTTCTCATACTATTGGGAACATTCATCCTATCACTAAATACGTAATCATCAAAGATTACTTCTCCTTCTTCAACTAGATTAGGAACACCTTGTGCATCCATACCCATCTGTACACCCTCCATAGGATTTTCTTCATGAGTGCCTCCATTGCCTATTATAGTAATTCCATTATCCCATTCAGCACCATTGGTAATTAAGTTACCCCCAAAAGCGTGTTTCCATTTCCTAGCATTAAGAGCAAAGGTAGCCATCTTCTTTTGCTCAGGAGTACCATGCTCTTTATACCAAGTAGAAGATTTTCCCGTTCTCTCTTTTAATCTAGTAAATTTACCCCTATTCTCTGGTTTAATATGTATATTTCCACCATCAGCAAATGTATTGCCAAAAGGAGACATTGTTCCTGTATATCTCATAGTCAGAGGTCCTCCATATGCTGCATAGTTAGCCAATGTATTTAAATTGTTTTGTTCATCTAAATTGTCAGCAGCTAATCCAAAATTAGCTATTGCTAATTGATTAGCAAAATCTCTTTGTCTATTAATTTCATTTGTTAGTCTTTTAGCTTTATTACTAAACCAGCCATCCTTACCAATATCTGATTTACTAACACTATTTAATAGACCAAAGTTAGATTGGTTTAATAAGTCTGTAGTATTAGAAGCAGCAAATCGCATATTACTTTGTTGTGTATTAGCAGCTTTGGCTTCTTGTACTGCCTGTTTATTTATTTGACTGCCAAAGGCTTTATTTACCAAGCCTCCAACTATGTTAAGTCCTGCTCCAGCTACAGCACCCCAAGGGCCAGGAATAGCACTAGCTATACTACCCAGTCCTTGTATAGCATTGCCTGTTCCAGAGGAAAGTCCTCCTGAAATACCTTGACCTACCATAGAACCAGCAGCACCAATAGCACCACCAAGTACACCGCTATCAAAGGCATTGCTCATGTTCTTTCCAAAGCCAGCACCTTTTTGCCATGAGAATCCACCATCATCAAAATAGTTAGCTCTCTTCTTTCTTATTTTCTTAGCCATAATATAATCAATAATTTTTGCAAAGATAACAAATCATTTTTGAATATGAAAGACTTATATAGAAAAAGTAGTGATAGACAAATTAAATAACTTATCTACCACTACTTTTCTTTGTTTATGTATAGTAAGTAACTGCTATATCATATAGCCTCACCTCATTGTTGCTATTGCCTGACATTGTAATCTTTGCCCAAGGGTTCCTTATTCTATCTCTTTTGAGCTTACCAAAAGAATTACTTCTGCCAACTTGCCATCTCCAAATTCTAAACTTTTTCTTTAGAGAGCTTGTAGTAGATGTTGCTGTCTGATATTCATTTGTAGTAACTAGAGAATTGAAAGGGTAACTATCAGCTTTCCAATTAGTGAAATGTTCTATGCCATTAGTTCTGAACTCTATAGTATCAAATATCTTATCAAGATGGAACTCAGGACTAGCTATAACAGCAAGAGAGTATCCTTTATTTTCTCCAAAGAAGGTGCCATAGTCTTCTCCTCCTTGTAACTTCCAAACTTCATTACCCTTTACCTGATAAGTATTACCTTCAACATTGAACATCCATTCTACCTTACCATAGTCATAAAATGAGGAGAATGCACCTAACTTTTCACTGAAAGCTAGTGAATCTGTGCTTGTTGTAAAGTAAATATCACTATTGTTCCTATCATAGAATGTTCTAATAGCACTATAGTCTTCAGGATTCCATGAAGCTAAAGATACATTACTATTTATCCAAGAGTACATATTCTTGGTATATGTAAGGTCTGCTATGGATTGCCCATTAAAGGATAAGATACCTTGATTCAAATCATCTACAAAATATACTCCACTGGGAGTTTCAGTCATAGACCATTTATTTTGACAACCAAATTTATTTGTAATATACAATTTACCATCTACTTTACCACTATTAGCTAATTCAATTGGTAAACCATCAGAAGTATTTAGCTGTACTCTTGAATTAAAGTTTATTTTACTTATACCCTTCTCTTGAAAAGAATATATTTCATTATTTATTCTTTTTAAAGAAGTAACTTTACCTAAATCACCATCTAAATCCAAAGCATTGTTTAAATGTATATTTGTCCAAGAATCAGTCTCTTCCCCTAAAGTTTTTGTTAGAGACCATACAATTTGATTTGGGAATTTAGTGGTTGAAGACTTATCTTCTTCAAGATATTTTGCTGTATAGAAATTATTACTTTGACTATAAACTTTATTAAATAAATTAAAGTTATTAGGACTTACACTGAGATTATTTTCATTTCCCCTATTTCTATCATATCTTCCATCAATATTTATCCTAGTTTCTACCATAAAAGAAGGAATGTCAATAACTTGATTTATATCTTCTCTGGTATTACTATAAGTTTTTAAATGGTCATATCTGCAATAGAAAGTATCTCCTTGTGTAGCATATATACTTGTAATATTTTCCTTAAAAGAAACATTATTACCACATACTTGCCATACATTGTTACTTAATGCTGTTTCATCATTCCCACCAAAAGCATTTATTATTTTATCTCTATAAATCTCACCTATTAAATAATATCCAAAATCCCCTATATTACCATCATATTCTGCTATAGAATAATCATTTATATTTATATAATCTTGATTAAAGTCATAATTATTAATATTTAAATCATCCTTATTAAATAGTACTTCTTTATTAAAAGTCATACTACCAGATTCATTAATAATATCACTATTATTATTATTCTTTAATTTGGGTAATAGATTATATTTATTATTCTTATAGTCTAAAACCATTACACCATGTCCTGTAGATTTATATTGTATAGGTACTGGGTCTTGGTTAAATCCTGGAACATTCTTATTGTCTTGTAGAGGATAATAATTCTTTGCAGTATCTTCATAAATAACATCTGCCCAAGAAAGTTGATAAGTTATCCTTTGTAAAATATTTATATCAGAGTCCTGTCTTAGGTTAGATGTATGTCCATGCCCACTAGCTGCTGATAATAAACATTCATCTTTTATATTAGTAACATCCTCTTTCTTAGTTGCCTTAAAGGTCAATATTTTATCACAATTGCCTTTGTATTGTATATTTCTACCGAAAGCTTTTAGATTAATTATAGATGAAACTTGGTCACTATTAAATATTTTAAAATCTTGGATAGCACATTCTTTATACTCATTTAAGAATCTTGAAGGAAGGCATATCCTATAATTAGACATTATCTTTTTTGATAGTATAGATTTTCTGTTAGCAGCATCAACAGTCTTAGGAGTATTATTAAGAGAGCCTTTTCTATGCCAAGGATAAATTGCAAAAGAATTACCTACTCCCACATTCTCTCCTTGATATTGCATGCCAGTGTCATACTCTGAATCTACCCAGAATTGCCAATTAATAAGACTTCTACTAGACACATTTTTCCCTGTTGAAGAAGCCCTTCTCCTTATAAAGGTATTAAAAGCACCTGCATAAGGATTAAATAGGTTTTCTGTTTGTATAGTAATATCAGATAATGTATGTTTTAAGGGAGCATATCCTACAATTCTGAGTTTTATGTTACTATCAAGTGCTATATGGGTAAGTTCATCTGAATAATTTAAATCTAATTCAGGAGAATGAATAGTTAATATTCTCTTATCAATACCATATACTTTATTAATATTATCAATATCACCGCTGTTTATTTCATAATTATCAATATTGTCTACACATTGTATTTCACCATTAAATTGCATTGCAGAAGGTAGGGTTTTCAATTTATATTTACCATCTTCTACAGTAAACATATTACTTTCAAGATAATTACCAGCATGTGCAAGACCTTGCATATCTATATTATTTCTTGTATTGTCTGGAATAAAAGTGTACTGTGGTCTTGCAAACCAATCACTTTGAACATAAGGAGCATTATTATGTCTATCTTTTACATTATATAATGTAGAACATAATATACCTTGACATAACACTTTTCTTGTATTTACATCAGGATATACACATAAGGGCCTAGCACCAATAAAACCATTAGCTTTAAATTCTTCTATAAGTTCTTTAGTAATAGTGATTCTTGCTATTGGCTTACTTTCTATTCCATCATTATATAATAATGGGGTAATACCTATAGTATTTGTAAAATCTCCTATATATAGCACCTCTGACCAATTACCAGTCTTATATTGTAATTGTAAACCAAATCTATAAGTCTCATCTTTCTTAAAATGAGCAGCTTCATTTGAGGCTTTCAAACTACTATTAAATACATAATCTTTATCTAAGGAAGATACATCTTCTAAATTATAATTATAATATACAAAATCAACTGAAAGTTGTCTTACCTTTTCTTTTAATTCCTTACTTATATTATAAGTATCTGTATCTATATCCCCTAAGAATAATGTATTATCTTTATGTGTAAGGGTAGAGGCTTTAAATAAATCAGGTTGATATAATAATTCAATAGGGTCAACTATAGTTCCTATATTACCTGTATCTATAAAAGAATATGTATTTCTTGACCCTGAACTATCATCTGTAGTAGATAATTTTATAATAAATGAATCTACATTAAGACCTTCTCTACTCTTAGCTCTTACAAAGATTGAAAATTTACCTCCACCATTATGTATATAATTTATAACATTTTCTGTATTAGTAGTTACATTCTGCTTGAATAGAATTTTATCTTCTACTAGAGTATAAGGGATAATAATATCTTTGTACACATAAAGTACAGGAGATTCTTCATTTAGACCTTGACTTTCAAAATAACATTTCTGCAAATCAAAAGTATTACTATTAATTACTTTTTCAACATCAGGTTTATACTCAATATCATTAATAGTAGTTTTAAAATTAGTAATACTTGGAGTATATTTATCTACAGGATCATTTCTTCTTATAGTATAAATTCTAGTATTTAAAGTAGTGCCATGCTTATTTTTTACATTAACACAGATATTGAGTACAGCTTTATTCCTAAGCTGTAAAGATGTATTTAAGGGAATATCTTTAGCCAATGTACCATTATTAATGATATTCACTTTAGTTAATGAATTATCATAACAATAGAAAACTCTCAATGACTTAGTATCAATTAAGTCTTCATTAACATAATATAGTTTTAAAGAATTAAGAGTTATGTCAATAGCAGTTCCACCATCATTTGCTGCTAATAAATCTCCATTGTTTCCATCTGGGTATTTATTAACTAGTTCTTCATTATAACTATAATCAAGAGACTCAATGCCATAAGAGAACTTTCTTTCAGGGGTTGTTGGTTCTCCATCTTTTACACCTGTAATATAATAGGAGTGCTCAATCTTAACTAAAGGGTCTTCTTTAGCAGATACATAGAGTTCCCAATTCTCATCTAATATTCTTTTTTCACTGCCATCTATTTCAACAGGTACAGATGGCCATATCATTAATATAGAAAACTCCTTATCAATAGTAAAGGTATAGCCATTTGATTCATCTCTAAGATAAACATTCTTAAAGTTTTTAGTATATATTTCATCTATAGGAGTCTTAGGAATATTAGTACTGTTAGGTATAGCTCTTGGATTTATACATACTGCATACCTATCATCATAAAGACGTAAGTCATAGTACCATAAATTAGAGCTAAGATACATTGAATTGAAATAGTCTACTATAGCACCAGAAGATACAAAGTCTCCTTCTTCACCATACCTTATACCATATCCACTAATATATGTAAAGTCAGGGTCATCTAATTTTACATTATTAAGTAACTTATTTAAATATTTCATATCTTTATATCTTTAATTAGAGTAACAGTAGGAGTTGCATCTAAAGAAGTTCTAAATATTCTATACACTTTTACATAATCAAAAGTAGTATTTAAGTTTATTATTTCTATATTAAAAGATACCCCACTTTTCTGTGACCCATCTGGATTAAGACCTCTACCATTATCAGAAGTATAATATAAAGGAGACATACAACACATTCCTGTGGATTGACCATATTTATTATAATATGATAAAGCATATTGAACAACACCTGCCTCAAAGTTTCCATTCACTTCAAATACAGGGGTAACATAAAATTCAGTATTTACATTTGATATTATAGGATTAAAATCAAATTGAAAATTGTCATCTTCCTTTATATACTTTCTTATTTCTTCTTCTGATTGTCCTTCAAGATTTAATAATAACACCCTAGGTGAATTTATGCCATCTACCCAATATACCTTTTGTATATCTGAAGTTTCATAAATTCCTATACTTTCTATAGGATGTAAAGTATTGAAACCTAGATTACCCCTATATAATAAGATTTCCTGTTGTAAATTACCATTAATACTTTTTATGTTATATATTGCATCAGGTTTAGTATCACCTAAATTAGTTACAAATAGAATGGCATTATTATTTATTACTTGAATACCAATAATAGTACCTTGTATAGTAAGTATCTTAGAATTACTTTTTTCATTAACAAGACACAAGGAAGTATCTTTACCTGTAGTAACTATCCTCATGTTCCTAATACTATATGCAGTATCAGCAGGAAATTGACTAACTGCCAAATCCTGCTGCATACTTTTAGGTACTATAGATATTTGCTTCTTTTGCATATTACTGTGCTCTTATAAGTTCTCTTTTTCCTAATGATTTCATACCTTTACTATGTTCATTAGCTCTTTGTAGTAATTGTGTCCACATATTACTGATGGATTCCATCTGGTCTATAGTAGGCATATTTAAATCTCTTTGAGCTTGACCAACATACCACGCATATTCTTGCTGGGTATTTTGTAATACTGCATTATTAATTTTACCCTGGTCAAAGAGAATTGTAAATACTTTTTTCTTTATATAAAGTTCCAATGCCTGTATGAAACTACTATTCTCAGGTATCATAGGATAACCTTCATTATCTACTTTAATAGCATGATAGGCAACTTCTATAACCCCTTCCTTAAGAGAGGTATAGATAGCATTATTCTGTAACTTATAAGTTAAGTCCCCAGTATCTGAGTTCCCATTAGGCTCCTTCTTAGAACTATAATGGAAACTATCTGAAGCATATCTAAATACTTTAGGACAATATTCCCCTTCCTTATAAGTTCTTACTTGTATCATATCATAGTAGTCACAAGGCAAACACCCCCTGTAGTTTTCTATGTTAACTAGAGTTGTCTTTTCTTCAAACTCATTAGGCACTCCTACAATCTGTATGAAGTGTACAGCGTAGTTTACAGCCCTTTCAAAAGACAGGTCTTGTAATAGAGGATGGTCTAATAAATCATCCAAAATTTGCTTAACACTTATGTATCCAGTCATCTTTTTACTTCTTATTTTTATTATAAAACTGTAACTCTCCCTCTACTCTAGGTCCTATTCCATATCTCCTATAGTACTTGCCTATATTATCTCTTATAAAATAGAATGGAGAGCCATACATCGCCTTCATATCAGCCTTATTCTCAAATAAGGTATTTGCTACTCTGGAGCTGCCTAAGTTATATATGCCACTGATAATATGGTCTCTAACTTGGTTACTGGGGGATAGATTAACATCTAAAGTATTGAATAAATGGGGCAATCTTTGATTCTCATAAGCATTTATGGCATCATTTATTGACTTAAATCTAGCCTCTCTTTCATCTTCCTCTGTGATGTATTCTCTCCCTTTGGAGTCCCTTTTTATTTTTCCTTGTATATGGGGATTATTATTTATGTCTACGCCCATGCCCAAGTTATTTTTGTCATACCCAGGCTTAGTAGGTCTATACCATCTTCTTGTATTTCTATCAAAACCAATACTATCTTTATTTTCCACAAAGTTTATAAGCTGCCCTACCCTAGTTTTGTCATAGTTTGGTAATCCTCTCCAAGTGCCGGGGTTTCCATTTTGCCTATCAATCCACTGTTCTTTTGTAAACTTTGTTACAGTACCATCCGAGTTATATTGCACATATCTCTTAGCACCGTCACTCCAATAGCCTCTACCTAGTGGCATTCTTTGTCCCTTTGGATTATACCAGCGTCTCTCTTCCCTATTGTATGTAGGCCCAATCTTACCACCCTTGGCAAACTCATTATATACATTTCTTATAGTGTTCAGGTTAGTAACACCTTCTTCAACTCCTAGCTTTATGTAAAAAGCCTTGTCCCTCATAGATAAATCATTCCAGCCCATATTCAGGTTTGTTTAATAGGAAAGCATCTACTCTGCCTTCCTTGATATTTCTTTTAAGAGTTTTCTTCAGTTCCCTGTTGGTATTGAACTGGTAGAAAGATTTGTTTGTATAGTCTGCCTTAGCCTTGTTGTAATGAACCTTGAAAATCTCTTTTTCCTCCATTTTAATGAGTGTTCTACTCTTATAGGCTTCCTCATCTTCACACCATAATTTAAGTGTCCTATCCCAATCTATTGGGAGATTACTATGCAGTTTCCCATCCTTGAAATTAACATAAGTGCTTATCTTTCTGAGTTCTATAGTGCCCATCCTATGAGGAAGTTTTATATCCCCTCCTGTAGATAGGTTGAGAGCAAGCTCATTGTTTATCTTCCTAATTATACTATAGAACTCATGCTCAGTAAGCCTTTGACCTATATCAATCCATTGCCTCTTTCTAAGCCACTTATAAGCATCATATACTCCCAATGACTTGTTTACTTTATGGACTCTAGGCTCATTTAATTTAAGAAGTTCTTCCCTAGTCATTAAGATTCAATTTGCTTCTGTAAGTTTGATTTAGCATTCCTTGCTATGAAGTTAGCTAGGTTAGCCAAGTCATCCATAGCATTGTTCTCAGAATCTTCAGGCTTATATATAGCCCCTGAAAGTTCCTTGGTCACTAGCTCTGTTAAAGTAGGAATAAGTGCATCTTCAAGAGGAAACTCTTTGTCAAGAATATCACAGCTCTCTGATTGCTCACACTCTAATTCTGAGGCTTCTTCTGCATCACTAAATACTCCAGTAAACTTTATTTCCTCTAAGTAATAGAGCTGTGGGTTTGAAGACTTCAGGTATAAATACCCATCAGGTCCTTTAGCAGCATAAATTATATTCTGAAGCCATTTATTGTGTCCTATATATCTCAGCCTATCCCTAGATACATAAGTTATCTCTCCATTGAAGTAGTCATCTGAATGCACTCTAGATTGTCCTATATTCATAGTTTCAGGTATCTTCTTAGTACTCCTCATATAGGTACCTTCACAAGGTATTCCCTCTACTCCTTCATGCTCTTCTAGGTCTAAGCACAGAGTCTGATAGTTGGATAATGGAACTTCCTTCCTTACATCAGAGTATCTTTGCTTTAAGAGAAAAGCCCTATATTTACTTAGCAAGAATATAATATGGTCTTCAGTAAAAGATGAATCATCACTCATAAGTTTTAGTTCATCTAATATTAAGTACACTAGTTGTCTGTATGTTCTCATATTGATACATATTAAAAAAGTTCTTGTGGCAAAGATACTAAGAATTTATCAATGCCACAAGAACTTTATTGTTTTAGTTATTGTTCTTACAAAGTTTTATTAACAGGATACCTTAGCATTCAATTCAAGGAAGTAGCTCATGTCATGCTTTGCAACCTTAGTGAAAAAATACTTCTTAAAGCTAGCTAACTTATCATAGTTCTGCATCAACATAGCTTTAGCATTATTAAATGCTGCATCCCCAATTCTCTTTCTAAGATGTTCTTCATATACAGGAATCTTATCATCAGAAGAGAATAAATGTATGAGGTATAGCTGATTATGGTCTACCTGTGTAGTAGTTACTACATAATTACCTCTTTCTCTATAAAGGTGTCCTACTCCCCAATTCTTGATAAGAAGAACTTCACCTCCTGCAAGCCATGTCTTGATAGACATCAGAGGTTCATCTAATCCATACTTTATAAGACCAGTAAGTCCTCCAATCTTGAACCACCATCCTGTACTTGAAGCATATACTGCTCCTAATACACAAGAGCATGGAACTACTTCTGCATCAGGATTTTGGTCTAGTAGCTTATCTGTCCACTTAGCTGTGTATTCCCATCCATCCTCTGTCATATTAACAAATGAGGCATAAGTACCAAACTTTTTTCTTCCTATATGTCCATCTTCATTACTATAGATTCCATATTCATCTCTACCAAAGTAGACAGTGTTAGAAGTTATTAGTCTATTAGGATTTTCATCAAGAAGACTTACTAGTCTCTCATCCCAATTAAACTCATAGAATCTCATATGGGCATCAAGCAGCACAAAGTAAGGAGTAGTGCAATGGAATACACCAAAGTTCCTAGAACCTGCTACACCTAGGTTAGTATCATTCCTATAGTAGTCACATCCAAAGATTTCAGCTACTTTCTTGTAATCATACCCATCATTGCTATTGTCATCAATGAGCATAATCTTCACATCCTTGGCTGTAGCTCTTACAGAAGTAACAGTTTTCTCTACCTCATATCCTTCATTTTGGAAAGGAATAATTACAGTTAATTTACTATTGCTTCCCTTAATATGGTCTCCATTACCTACATTAGCATGGCAATAAGCATTATGAATCATGGTAGCACCATCAAATGGACTTGGATTCATTGTAACCTGCTTATCATGCTGTCTGTAATAGTTTACTACTTTAGGAACATTGAATATCTTCAATCCATGAGTAACAGCAGTTATCCACAGCTTTTGGTCTTCAGCACCATCAAATATCTTTTCATACCAGAAAGGAAGTTTTAATAGTGAAGATTTTCTCATCATAACTGTAGGATGTCCTATGCAATTATGATGGTCCAAATATTCTCTTATAACCTCACCTGGCCCTGGTTGGAAGTATTCTTTAACTGCTTTCCCATTACCCCATTCAAATCCAGCACCCATAATATCTACATCAGGATGCTCCTGCATCCAATTAAACTGATATTCAAGTCTATCAGGATACATCATATCATCAGCATCCATCCTAGCTATGTAGATTCCAATAGCTCTCCTAATACCTAAGTTAAGTGCTTCTGATATACCATCATGCCCCTTCTTTATATAGACAATCCTATCATCTGTATAGGATTTGATTATATTCTCTGTATTATCTGTTGAACCATCATCAACAATGATAAATTCAAAGTCAGTGAAAGTTTGTGCAAGTACACTATCTATACACTCCTTAAGATATGTTTCACCATTATACACAGGCATAACAACTGAAATCATCTTATAGTGAGAAGTCATGCCTAGATGAATAGCATGAGTGTCTTCAGTAGGATGAAATTCATCTACGGGATAGAAATACATCTTAGGATAAATAGTAAGCCCATCAAACTTCTGTAACAGATTTACATCAGGGCTGAAGTCATATATCTTCTTTACACCTGCTGTTGTAGCATAGATACTATTGTATATATTAAGAGAGCCATCCCTCTTAATATAGTGCTTATTCTCCATCTCATCTAAGAGAGCCTTAATAGTTGGATTACCTTTCTCTGCTCCTACTAAGCCCCATCCTATTTCACCAGGGTTTATCATTCCTACAAACATCTTGTTGTCTAGGAATGGGTCTAGGGATTTAGTAACCATTTGGTCTGCATCTAGGTATATGCCACCATAGTTATAAAGTACATATAGCCTCATATAGTCTACTATGTAACCATAAGAGCCACATCCACATTCATAACATTCTTTTACCCAAGGAACAGAATTAACATCAAAAGTTTCTTCATTCCATAATCTTATCTCATAATCTGGCAGAATCCTCTTCCATGATTCAATACTTCTCTGAACTGCTTTGGGTAATTCCTTATTTTTGTCTTTGCTGAACCAGCAATAATGTATTATTTTGGGAATCATACTGATAAGATTTTTAATAAAGTAAGTACTGGATAATACCAGTACTTACTATTTTGTTATGTATTAGGCATCCACTAAAGGAGCATTTTTCATATCAATTACTACACTTGACTGAGTAGTACCTGCTAGACTGACTTCTTTAGGGTTAATGCCATCAGATGTAACCTTAATTACAGTACCACCTGTATTAGATTGTAACTTAAGTACTGCTGGTGCTGCTGTTGTAGTTGTAGTACTAGTAGTAGTTGTAGTACTAGTAGTTGTAGTACTAGTAGTTGTAGTACTAGTAGTTGTAGCACTTGCTAAAACTGCCTCTACTATAATATTGCTACCTGGAGTAAGGGCATCTGTAGTATAAGGTAATGTAACAATCTGGCCATTGACTTTCAGCTGTGTAATCTTCCAGTCAGGATTAAGAACTGTAGCAGAAGTAAATCCTATAGTGATAGTAGGAGTAACATCTGTTGGGAACTCTAAGGTCTTTACAACATCATAAGTACCAACTGGGACTGTACCAAAGGAACCTGTAACTGTGTAATTTGTAATACTATTACTCTTGTAAGTAACAGTAACAGGCTTCTGTGAGTATCTGATATACAACTCTTTAGTCTGTCCAGCACTCAGAGTGAAATCATGGACCTTACTTGAGGTAAGCAGGGTTTTATAGTTTTGGTCTGCATATATACCCTTAAACACTTTACCTGAAGGGTCAGCAGAGGTAATTTGAACTTTTACTTGTCTTTGTCTAATTTGTGCCATATTTTTAGGAAATTTGAATTTCTGTATTAGTTGGTGGAACTGATACCTATTTCAACAACTTCTCCATCAGATAGAGTAACTTCTGCCTTAACATTATTTGCATTAGCATGAAGAATAACATATGTAGAAGTGTCTACAATCTTTGTCAGTGTGGAATAGAAGTCATCTTTTGTTTTATCACCACCATTAGACTTATAATTTTGATAAGTATTATCAGCTTTCTCAACTAGGTTAGAATCTGATACTCCATCCTTAAACCAGTACTCAGTGATAGAATTATCACTTTTAACACCGATAGTCAGACCTACACATCTTTTAGATGTAGTAAGCGCAGTCAAAGCTGCACTCACACTACCATATGGCCCATATCTCTTATCCATTTGAGGATAAAGATTAAATCCACTATCATTTCCAGTGAAATTTACAATATCACCTATAGTTACTGCCATCTTTATTTATTTTTAGCTTTAACATTTATAAGTTCAGGAGCACCACCATAGTTGTTATAGACGAAATACACATCATAGTTTATGCCATTATAGGTTCCGCCCTGATTAGCATTTACTCCTCCCCTTGTGTACTTGGAATAGAAAATACCATTGTTTGTATCATCGGGGATATTTTCCTTAGTATTATCATAACATACAGTAGTTAGTCCACCTGATGTGAAGTCTGCATATTGCAGCTCTACCTTATTTACAGGAACTATCAGATATGTGTAATACCCATTCTGTGGGATAGTAAACTTATTTACCTCAGCACCTGTTATGGTTTTTGACTTTGTGCCTTCCCTCTCCATTAGAGTATTTATAGGAGTATCTACAAAATCAAAAGGAGACATATAATCTTTTACTACACCATAATAGACATTATTACCTACAACAGGAGGTTGTGTGGAGGTACTTGTAGTGGTTGTAGTACTCGTTGTACTTGTAGTTGTAGTACCTACAGAAATAAATACTGGGTCTATAATTGCTGACTTATTATTACTATAAGGAAGCTCAGTAGCAGTACCATTTATTATAACTTTGTCAACTTTCCATCTGTTATCAGCGCATTCTATTTTATTGATAACATAACCTAACTCAGCAATTATCACAGAAACATCCTTGTCAGTTACTGAGACTGTATGACTTGCATTATAAGTAGCTGTATAAGGAATGCTGCCATGCTTAAATAGGAGAATAACAGGTGTTGGAGCACCTGTTGTCGTTGTACTTGTAGTTGTAGTTGTAGTTGTAGTACTTACTTCTTCATACCTAAGCTCTATGGTGTTAGTACCTGTTGAAGGTATAGTATATTGTAAAATTTTACTATAGCCAATTAAATACCCTGCTACATAGAAGCCGCTGAAAGCATATCCAAATACAGCCTGGGCCATTATAGTAACTTTGCTACCTACTTTTACCTTTACTGGAGTTCCTATCTCAACCAGCTTGTCATCTACATAGGCAGTCCTAGCTACTGTAGAACTAAGTATCAGATAAGTAGGCTTAATAGGAGGCTGAGTAGTTGTGCTTGTAGTAGTTGTTGTGGTTGTAGTAGTTGTTGTGGTTGGTACAATTACAGGCGGAGGAGTAGAACTCCCTCCATCACAACATACACATTCACAGCAATGTCTTTTAGTTGGTAAAGATACTTCACAAGTGGAACCAAGGAATTGGTATAATAAATCTCGCATCAGCTTAATATCTTCGTTTGTTATATAATATCTTAGCTCAGTGTGAGTGATTTCATAAATGAAGTCCATGACTAGCATCTTGAATACTACATCATAGCTTTTATAGCCTGTGTGAGCTAAGGTCTTGAAGTATCTTATCAAATTATCATACATTAACTCATCCATTGCATCCACATCCATTACTAGGTTTAGTACTAATGGAGTTAGTAAACTTCTTCCAATATGTTATGGCTAATGAATAGTCCCTGGTTTTAAGACAGATTTGGAATGCTTTATATCTTAGGATAAAGTCAATAAAGGCTCTTGGAATATCACACTTGTGATAGGTCTCACTAAGGTATTTCAAAGCCTTTCTATAGATGGGGTAAGCGTCTACTCCAACTCCTAAAGTAATAGGAGAGTCTAAACCACAAGGCACATCACAAGAAGGAACTCCTTTTGTAATCACATACACAAAGAACATATTACCCTCCATAGTAGGTACTAATAAATCCGTGGCCTTGATAGTCATTTGCACCTTCTTCTTGTTGCCAGAAATAGTGTAAGAGTACACTGGATATTTACTTACTCCATCCTTGCTAAAAGTATCTTGTGTATCTACTACTATCTTGTCTATATAGACATTATTAAAGTATGGCATATCCAACACAGAACAATCTATATAGATTCCCTTATTACAAGGGATAACAAATAATTTATTAAATTCTACCATATCGAGTTCTTTGATTAAAAGAAATAAGGGTGAAGGTTATAAAACCCTCACCACTTTTATGTCTCTAAGTTAGAGAGTTGCAACACTAAGACCCGTAGCAGTGTTGAAGGCTGCAATTACCTTATTAAGTTCTGCCTTATCAGCACATACAATTGTAATAGTCTTTTCAGACTTTTGTACTGACTCATTGCTGCCAACATAAGCATAGTGAATATCAAATACGTAGTATGCTTTAGCTGGGTCTACAAGATAAGTAGTAGGTATGTTATTAGGCCATCCTACTTGTCTATACATATCTCCTCTCTCACCCATGCAGAAGTATTCAAGGTCTGCAATAGTCTTACCATTGCTAATAGAACCACTTGTACTTTCTGTTAGAGTAGCCCAATATCTTTCATCACCATTTACAGTAACAGGTACTGATTGTACTGTAAAGTAAACAGGGGTTTGAGCCATAACTCCAAGTCTCCAAGGTTGCTCAACTTCAGTAACAACTACTCCAGTGTAAGTACCTGTGAGGTCTGCTGCCTTAGTTGTAGGAGTTACCTCTGTAGTTGCAGATGCAGTCTTAATCTCAATCTTGATAAGAGGAACTACTTCTCTGCTGAAGTTCTTAGCCAAAGAAATTGCAAGAACCTTATAGAACTCACTTGCATCCATGCCTGCATAAGCATGTACCATACCATACTTGAAGTACTGGTCTTCATCTGACATACCTACATATTGTTTGAATGCAATTCTTAGGATGTAATCCTGTCCTGTAACAGGAGCACCACCATTGACATTTGAATCAAGAGCTATAGTTACTGACTTAAGGTCATGTGCCATAGCAGTTGCATCAGTAGCCTTTGCATAAAGGATATTCTTTGTGTCAATTAGGTCACTTCTCATTAAGTTATCAGCACCCTTGTACTCAAAATACAGATGGCTCTTGGCAGTATCATTCTTTACTGCAATAGAACCAGCAGCATCTGAAGCATGCACATGATGAGTCTTTAATGCTGTTGCTACATAAAGTTGTCTTACTTGATTTACACTAAATGTCGCCATTTTAATTTGAAATTAAATTATACAATAGATTTTATTTTCCTGCACTTGGAACCCTACTTATGATGGCAAGCCTAACTGCTCTCTCAAGTATTGCTCTATGTATTACAGGGTTCAGTCCACATTCTGTTTTTTTATTGATACCATTGATTGACAAATCATTTGGTAAGTCATTCAGTATAATTGGGTTTGGTCTTGAAAGGTATCTGACAAGATAACTAGCCACGTTATACTTTGAAACTATTTCAACTGCCTCTTCATTAAGGTCAAGCCTTAAGGCTCTCCCCTCATTAGAACCCCTAAATGGATTTTTCCTTATCCTATGGTATTCATCCTGTGTAACAGGAGTTACACAAACATCTTCTCCACTCTTGCATCCTAATCCATCATCTTTCAAATCAACTGCCTCATAGGTTATAAACCATAAGTCTTTGGGCAGCTTAAAGAATACTGAGTGCTTAGATAGTCCCTTATATGTAGTTTCCTTAATAGGGGTAGTGTAAGTTTTAATTAGGCCACCCAAGTATCTTCTGACTTCCTCAGTCTTTTCAAATGAGTCTCCAAATGTATTCTTACCATTGTACATATCTATTACCACATCTTCTTGTGCTTTGGTGAGAAAAACTGACTTCTCATATTCATCCAGCTTAATGGTATTAGGAGTTTCCTTTGTATTAGGGTAGCTGTTCAGTAAGGCATCAAACTCATTGGAAAATTCTTCAGTAGTCATTATTCACTCCTTTGTCCTAATTCAACATTACTTTTTAGGTCTCCTGCATAAGCAGCTCTAGCTAGCTCTACTGCCCTCTGTAGTATCTCAGGATGTATCTCAGAGTCTAGCTCACAGCCCATTGCATCTTTTTCAGTATTGATTGACAAGTCACTTCCAACAAGACTTTCAAGTATAATAGGCTTAGGGTGCTTGACATATCTTATGTGATAGCCATTAGGACTAACACTATTAAGATGTCCTACAATCAAGTTAATGTCATCTTCCCCATTGATTATTCTCCATGCCTGATTCTTCAAAGGTTGTTTGAAGGGCTTAGATGATACTCTAAGATATTCATCATACTTTATAGGTATGACCTGTAATCTGTATTTCCTATCATCATCTTTCTTTGTGACATCCACAACCTCATTTACTACTACAAAAACATCATCAGGCCAAGTAACCTTATATGCACCATTTACATTTCCAAAGAATGATGTAGGAGCAGGGGCAGTACCAGAAGAGGCATAAGTCTTCATAAGTTTAGAGAAGTCCACTTGCCTCTTCTGAGAACCATCAAAGCCCTCCTGATACTTATTACCTTTAGGATTGAAGTAGTTCTTAATAATCTCACTCTGAGCCTTAGTTAGGAAGACTGACTTCTCATATTCATCTAAGCCTGGAGCTTGGTTAGACATTATATTGTTGTATAGAACATCAAACTCATTTGAAAATTCTGGTATAGTCATATTACTTTAGTTTAGCTTCCAATGCAAACTTTACTTCTTGATGCTTAGGAGAGTTCAAGTACTTAGCTGCTATATTGAGAGTAGGCTCTTCATTTGCCTCACACAGAGGAGAATTGTCAGCTCTCAAATACAGGTAATTGCCTCTATTGGAAATTAAGCCAGCTTCTATAGCCTTCTTAATAAGAACCTTTGTAGGAAGCATTGGGTCAGTAATTACTCTTAAGAATATCTTACTGTCATGTTGTATAAGCTCATTAGCCTTAGTCTGCAAGAACTCTAACTTAGCAGTCTTAGATGTAGGTCTGCCATCAATTGTTTCTACAATAACCCTCAGAGTGTCAAAATCATCCTCGATTTTTCCAAACTCCTTGTAGCATCTCATTGTAGCACTCATATTACTCTTGGCAGTCTTAGTTTCCTCTCCTTCTGAGATAATAACAAACTGGTAAGTAGCTTTTGGGGTATCTTGCAATGCCTGCAATGAAGGAGCAATAAAATCCTTATTAGCCAGCAATATCTTATATCTAATGTAGTCTTCTGGGTCAGATAGATTGAGGTAGTTATCCTGCTTAGTCAATCTAACCTTACTGATTCCCTTCTCATTACTATCATCCCAAAAGTTATCTACCTTCTTGTAGATGCTTAAAGCATTATACTCTAGTCCCATAATCTCTTCAAGGAATGCCTTTTCCTTATCTGTAAGGACATTGACAAACATACCTGAAGATAGTCTAGGAACTACAAAGGTTCTGCTAGCTCCCTCTGCCATACCTCCTGCAAGGATATGCTTAGGGTTATTACCCCACATACCTGTCAGTTTAGGCACATGCCTTACAATAATCTTCTCATTCCTCAAACAGCTGACTACTTGGTCTGAGGGTTCTTCAATTTTTCTAGACCTCTTAGGTCTTTCAGGGGCAACTTCATTGCCCTTTACTTCTTGTAAAGGGGTTTCCATATCAGCACTATCTAAGTCAAAATCAGGTGCTGTATAGTCTACCTTCTCTTCCATCTTTTCTTTTGCCATAACTTCTCCGTAGTTTATAAAAATAAAGGGGAGAAGGAGAGTAACCTCCTCTCCCCCTTTGGAATTATGATTAGCCCTGTAGAACAGCAGGGATTAGTGACATAGTTCTTGTTGGGTCAAGAACACAGATGCCAAGAGTAGCCATTCTGTGGATTACAGCAGAATCCTCATCAAATGACATATAAGGATTACCCTTTTGACCTGTGAATGGATTTCTCAATCCCCACTGATAACCTCTGTATTCATTATCACCCTTAATCTTACACTTAAAGATATTAGGTTGGTCCATAGTACCAATGTACATAATATCATATCTGTAAGAGAAGGCAACACCTCCATTTGGATGGAGAATCTTGTTTCTTACGGGGTCATCATAGAATGGGTCTACATCAATCTTAACCCTTACTCCATTAGGAGCTTTGTATTCTACAAATTGGAAACCAGCACTTAGTGAGTTCTGATGAAGCTGTGATTGAGTCTTCTGTACAACTCCAATAGAGTTGTTATCAAGAACAAACTGAGTCCAACCTGATACAGTCTTAAGTACTTCCTTATGGAATTGGATAGCACCTCTTTCACCAGTCTTAATGAGGAAGTATCTGTCACCAAAGTCCAACTTAGCAGCACTTAGCTCATATAGAGCATCTTCAAGAAGCTTCAAACTAAATGTGTTGTAATACATAGTATTAGCAACTTCCATTTGCTCAAATAAGCCAGCACCTGTCTTAATAGCATTACCTGACTTACCAAAGTTCATGTACTCACCATTCTGATTTCTGTTGCTTCTACCAAAAGCAAGGGCATTGTTCTTGTATTCAGAGAACTGCTGTTCTACTTCCCAGTCTACATTGTGCATCCACATTGTAGCAACTGACTTAGTGTATCTACCCTCTGTTTCCTTAGTGATAGGAATACCAACAGCCAGCTTCTTATTCAGCATAGAACCTTCAACCTTGTGTTGGATTCTGACTACAGACCACTCATTTCTCATAGAAACAGGGCTTGTAAATCTTACATCACCAACCTTTCTTGAAAGCTCCTTCTCAACAAATGCAGCCTCAACTGAGAATCTCTCACCTGCAAGTAATCTTTCAGCAGGAACACCTAATGTGTTACCTCCAGCAAGCTCTACCTTGTAAACTGCATTAGTACCCTCCATTCTTGGGTCTCCGAGGATTCTGAATTGATAGACTTCATTCAGACTACCTACAATGTACTCACCATCAGCAAACCAGTCCTCAGGAAATACTAAGTAGAAAGGTGCAGTACCTACACCCACCATTCCTGAATCATTAGTTATAGGTGTACCATTTTCATCTCTTGCCTCTAAAAGAGGAATGTTTCTTCTTGAAGAACCAATAACATCCCAGTAGTACTCATTGTCATCCTCAAATTCTCTTGTTGGGAATTGGTTTAGGAATGTGTCAAGGGTCTTTCCTCTGTAGTAAGCTAACAGTTGCACCATTAGGTTTGTAGCCTTTTGTGGAGCTAACTGAAAGATAGAACCAAGGTGGTTTTCCTTAGTAAGTCCCTTCCAGTGCTGGAAGCCTACCATTTGAAACTTACCTAATTTTCCAGCCATAAATAATTTAATTTATCAGTTATTTAGTTTACATCTCTGGGCTTAGACATCTAACTTCCACCCCTTCCCAATAAAGGATTCAGGGTCCTCATCAACTCCACTTGCATATTTCAGACTACCATCTGAGGTTCTTGCAGTATTGTTAAGAGTATTTTCCAGCTCTCTAAGACCTTTCTTTACTTCTTTCTTTACTTTACCTTTCACTAAACCATCAAGATTCTTAAAGCCATCAGTTAGTGTAAAGATTAGACCTATATTCTTTAGGAAATCTACTCTGTTCTCCATTTCATACCTTTGAATGGCAGTGTAGTATCTCCCAGTTTCAGGGTCTTTATAAACAGGCTTTGATATATTATCATATATCCTTTGTCTAGTTGCCTTATCTACAGACAACTCTCCAAAGACTTCCTTATCATTAAGGATAGATGTCTTCAGTTTTTCAGCCTGCCCTTTCCTTTCCTTCTCTTCCTGTTCTGCTTCTGCTTTTGCCTCATTGACAAGTTCATCATACTTGTCTTTGAAGAAATCCATATTGCTTTTCAAAGCCTCTTTAGCATCTTCAATATCGGTTCCAGCATTAAGGGATTTCTGCACTTCTCTTGCAGCTCTTTCCTTGCTATAACCTCTATTGATAAAATCTTGATAGATTAGGTCTTTTCTAAGTTTTTCACCCTTATCACTTTCATCAGAGATAGACTCTTCCTCAATACTATCAAGGAAGTCGATTGTATTTTCATATTTCTTAATCTCTGTAGGCTCTACTCCAGCAGTCAAAGCTTCATCAATTCTCTTCTGTCTTTCATCAAGACCAGCTTTTATTTGCTGCTCAATTAAGTCCCTGAAGTCTTCAGGCTCTTTAATCTTAGAATAAGACTCATCATCAAGGTCAGGGAAGATACCCTCCTCCTTCAAGGCTTTAGCAATGGAAGAGTAGAAGTTTTTGGGAGAAGTACCATCACCTTTCGGAGTGGTATCTTCCTTTTCCTCTTTATTATCTTTTCCACCACCTACGCTCTCTGGTTCAGTAAATAAAGTATCTACATCAACCTCAGTAGTTTCATCTTTTTCTTTGCTATCATGGTTCTCTTCAGAACCATCTTCTCCACTCTCTTTACTAGGAGGTGGAGTTTCCTGTGCATCATCTTCTACAAACAGATTATCTATTTCCTCTGCTCCTAAGATGTTATCTAAGCTAAGTTCTTCTTCCATATACTTCTCGTCTTAGTGTTATCTTAAACAGGTGCAAAGATAGATAAAATTTTATTTGCCTACAATACAGTAAATAAATTACTTTGAATATACAAGTATAATATTTATATAATAGGCAAAAAGAAAGGGCAGGATAGCATCCTGCCCAATCAAATCAGTGTTCCCTAAAATATTCTACTACCTTATTCTCAGACTTACTGTCAGCATCCTTAAACCAGAATACTATGGCAGATTCAATCACTTTCTGCTCTATACCATCTGTAAACCAACTCCTAAACAATTCAGCATAATCATGGTATTGAGAGTTGATAGCTACATATACATCAGCAGGTGTTACAGATGTTGGGAGTATTCCCCTATATCTTTCACAAACTTCCTTAGCCTTGTGCATATCAAACTTCTCTCCACTGTATTTTCTGCCATTCTCAGTGTGATACATTTTAGATACAAGATGCTCTGCTTCAGATTCACTGAAGTGGTCTCCTCTAGACATAGAGTCTCTCATATATCTTATAGCTCTATCCATATCATCACTTCTCATGTGGTCTCTATACCTGTCTGAGAGTCTTTCATTTCTTGAGTCAAGCATATCCATGAACTCATCAGGTCTATTATGTCTTCTCATATAGAAGCTATCATCATCAAATGGTATGAAGTCTCCTTCTCTACCATGTCTCATAGAGCTTCTTCTATACTTATTCATAAATTCCCTAAACTTATTATGAGTTACAGGGCTTTTATTTAGCATTATGTTGCTGATTCAAAAAAAAAGCAGCCCTACTTGGCTGCTTTATCATGTTTATAGAAAACATCTGTTATCTTATTGTATATATAAGTAAGGAGATAGGCATCAACTTCATCATTATCCCTCTGTTCTTCTTGCCATAATTATAAGATTTTAATTGTTATTTTTTCACCTTTATCGTGCTTGTCTTTAAGGAGTTTGTATAGCTCCTTGAAAGTTTCTTTGCTGTTTATTACTTGACCTTTAACTTTATTAACACCTACTAATAGGCATCCTGCTGAATCTTTATCAGTATTACCAGCATGAATAAGTATGCCTTCAAAGCCTTTTACATTAAGTAGTCTAGGTAGTTTACCATTGCATACTTGCTTATAGAAGGGTTTAGTACAAAATCTAGGAGAAATAACATCTAATGTAACTTCATAAGTACCTCTTGGAATAGCAGTAATTGAAGGCTTTTTCAGTTTCCTAATCTCTGCTATTGACATAGAATCATCTAACCCTCTGTCTGTGTCTTCAAGTACATTGCAGAACCACTTGCCATCTATAGTAAGATTACTTATTGTGTAGCCCTGCTTCTTCCATTTTCTGTCCACTATTAATTCCATGATCATTAAAAAGGTTTAAGTTTCTCTTTCTCAATTGGCAGGTAAGGTCTGTACATATAGAACTCATAAGATGAAACATTTGTTTTCTAAGTTCTCCTACTTCTTGTTCTAATCCTGAATTTCTCTTCAGTACCTCTTCCAGCCTTTCTCTATTATCTGATGATAGCTTATCATAAAAGCCCAATGATTCTTTCATGTTGCTTATGAGATTGCTATCAACCTCACTATCATATTTCTTTCTTGCAAAGAACCATGATGTCCAGCCACTAACTATAGTGGTAATAAGTCCAATGCACCCAGTGATTAGTATTCCTAAGTCAATCATGCTTATTTTACAATTTCTATGAATCTATGTTGCTTGTTCTCGATATAGGGGTTCTTCTCCACGACTTCTACTCTAACCACTTTATGCTTCTTTTGAAATAGTCTAAATAACCAACATTTCTTTGGAGGATTTATAGTTTCTTTCTTATAATTTACTATTACATATTTCTCACTAATAAACTTGGGAGTGGTAACAATTGTACTGGGGTACTTAAGTTCAAGCCCTATCTGATACCACTTATCACCAAGTAATGTATCTATGTGCAGTGTAGGCTCTCTGAATATAGTATCTCTGAACTCAATTGTATCAGTCTTTGATGCTTCAGAGAGCATATATTGCATAGCTTTTAGGTTCTTATCCTTTATCTCTAGCTCCTTCCTAACCCCATTCATCTTCTGTAGGATGGAGTCATTATAGTAACTGAGTTGCTCTACTGTCAGTTGAAATACTCTAGCATCATTCTTCAATGATGAGTTCTCATCAGAATATGCCTTTATATTAGCAGTAGCAGTTGATAAGTCCTTTTTTAACTCTCTGTTATTATGGATTAGTATAGAGATAGAGGCAATTAACACAGCCACTATCCCTATGACTATCCATTTAAGTATTTTATTCATTATTCTTCATCTGCAAAAGGTGGAATACTACCATCTATGAATGGAGGCACTGAGGATATAGTATGTGAATTATAATTATGTAATTTAACTGTTGGATTACTATGTGCAGCAGTTCCTACATATGAACTTTTAGATAAATCAAATAAAAAGTATTTACTTGACTCATTATCCATGCTGTTTATAGGATATAAGGTATGGCTTTCGTAAATACCAGCAGGTTCAGCAGCAACTAATATTGTCGCAACTATAGTATCCTTAAAACCATTAGTTTTAGGACTAACTACAGCTAAGTATCTACTAGACGGGGTATAGGTCACATATATACCACTACTATTCGGACTAATGGAATGCAACCTACTTGGAACAACGTTATCGAAATTGATGTTATCATCCATAGTGATACCGAAGGTAGGCCCATCTTCACCAATAAAGGCATTAGATACTAATATTTCCTACTCAGTGATGGGTGCAGGAGTACTAGATGAAGTAGTAGTAGGTACTACAGGTCCTACAGGCTTAGGAGTACTAGATGAAGTAGTAGATGAAGTAGTAGTAGGTACTACAGGTCCTGGGGTACTAGATGAAGTAGTAGATGAAGTAGTAGTAGGTACTACAGGTCCTGGGGTACTAGATGAAGTAGTAGTAGTTGCAGGAGGTACTACAGG